CACCTGCATCACCATCAGCAAATGTCTGCAAATCAAATTTGAACTTCAATTCGTCCATGTGTTTTCCTCCTCACTCCCCTTAGGGTTGGTGAATGTTAATTAATAGAAATTATTTCGACCTGGAGTCCAGTTCCAGCCAGCTTGATTACCTTTTTTGAAATCTGCCATACTGTCGCTGTCTAATTGGTCAAAACCCACACCATATGATTGTTGTGGTGCTGGAGCAGGTGCAGATACACTAGAAGCTGGTGTTTCATAGTAAGTTGGTTCACTATAATCATATGCTTCTTGAGCCGCCTTAGCTAAGGCTTCTTGGCGTAAACGCTCCTGTTCTTTCAAATACTCCGCATAAGGTGCTCTAATTATTCCTTGGTCTACCAAATTTAAGACCTCTTGTGGTTCAAACTCTGTACGTGCTTTCATAGAAGCAATGTCATCGTCTCCCCAGCCTGCGGCTTTCATTTTAGCATCATCAGCCCATTGATAGCCCATACCTTCGGCAAAAGGATTTTGGCGACGCCATTTTTGGTCTGCTGGAATATTAGCCATACGTTCTTGTGCAATTTGTCCCATTGTTTTAGGTGTGAATGTGCCATTAGCACTATCTCGATAAGATTGCTCCATAGCTTTACCTTGTCGCAAGATTTCAGCAATTTTAGAAGCAAAATCAGAGCTCAAACCAGGATGTGATTGTTGATAAGCACGAGTATCTGCTTCATCGGTACGTGCCTTAGCTTGCTCATTAGTTTCAAATTTAGGTGACATGCTTACAGAGGTGTAGTCTTGACTAGGTGCAAATTTACCTTTGTCTGGTATTTGATACTCCGTATTAGCCTCCATACGAGCCTTAGCAGTATTTGCAGGCTCACGACTAGCCATGTAATCTTGATAATTGACAGGAGCTTCTTGCACCCCTGCCTTTTTAGCAAGTTCCATAGCTATAGGTGATGGAGCGTTACCGTTCCAATTTGCGAATTTGATGTTCATTCAATCTCCTATTCTGGGTAATACCCACGCTGTTTAAAATAATTTTCCTTTTCAAGAGCTTCTTTTAGTTCGGCACCAGATAATTTGCCACTAACTACATGTTGCTCTAAAAAGCTTTTAAAATCCTCCGATACCACTAGGAGGTTCCGAAGGTCCCTGAGACGGTCCTCGTTGCACGTTTTGAGGTTGTTGATTATCCATTCGTGATAAACCGCCAGCCAATCCTCCAGAAAGGTTAGCACCGCCGAAGCCTGCTCCCCCAAACTGACTTCCAGCATTTTGTTGTTCATTTGTTCCTGGTTCATTTCCTGCTCCTTGGAATAATACCTGCAATTGAGGTGGTAACATATTCAAATATTCTGGTGGTAAAATACCAAATTGTGCGTAATACTGCATAGCTTCAGGAGGTAATTGAGACAATACCTGTTGTTTCAACTGCATTTCCATTAGCATACGTTGCTGAGTAATAGCAGGGTCAGTAATAAAGTCACCATAGTTCTTAAACCCAATACTTTCAATCCATTTTTTAAACAAGTTATAGATGTTTTCTGGAGTTGAAATCATATAGCCACCAGCATTAGCCTGCATAATAGCGGTTAATAGTGTTTGTGTAGCCATAATGGTGGATTCTTTAGTAGCAATACTGATACCAGCATTAACAATCAAGTCAAAGCTACCGTCTAAATCTTCTGGTGTAATACGCATTTCCTTGTTAGTCAAGCGGATTACGGTAGCTTGGTCAATAAATTTCTGATTTAAGCTAACCATAAAGCGGAATAACTCATATAGACCTGTTTCGGCGAACATACGTGCCACTAATTCAAGCCGTTGAGAGCTTTGTCCGAGGATTGCACTAATACCAGTAGCTGTTTTATTAAGGCTATTAGCGTCTAGACCTTGATTGTAGCGTGTAATACCAGTGCGGTTTTCTTTTTGCCCCTCTAACCACTCTAAAAACGTAAATGTTTGCGGTGATAGTGGACTAACTGGCATTGGCATAGCCACTTCATTAAGAGAATGACCAGCTTTCATACGAATAACTTTACGTCCTTGAACGAAATCGTCAATATTAATAGCGGTTTCATCCAATAACATCTTAGGGTCATTAGTTAACGCCACATTTTGCATGATTTGGCGTGTTAAAGCTACTTTTAAATCCTGTAATTCTCCAATTAACTCTGCGTATGAGCGTTTAACCCAAATACGATGAGGGTCTTTAGTAGGAGAAATAGCAAAGAATGGGTGTCTTCCCATATAGTTTTGCTCCATACGGATGATTGTATCACCACAAATAGTGATAATCATGTCTTCTAAGATACCATCACCATTAACATCAATCTTAGTATAGCACTCATAGATAATTACTTCTTGACGAGCTTGTTGTTCCTCGTACGTAATGTCGTTGTAATTATCACCAACGACCTCTTCAATAGGGTCATACGTGTTAGTTTTGTAAGCGTCCACCTTAATATCATCAATATTGGCGTATACGCCTTGTGCTTCACGTTCACGTAAGTAACTCATAGTTACTTTTCGTTTATGAGCAACGAAATTAGCTTCCTCAAGACTCTTGGCGTCTGGAGAATAGATAAATTCGCTAATTAAAATATTCTCAATTTTAGGTGCGTTTTTAACATAATACGGTGATTGGTATGTAACTAAGAAGTCACCATATATATCAGGACCTTGAAGGTCAGTAATCTCAACACCAGTTTGAATTAAAGCTTGTAAAGCTTCATTATTTAGTTTTGTTTGTTCTGTAGTGTATCCTTCGGTACGTTCCCAATAGCATTTAATGATACCCAAGCCAGTAATAAGAGAATCCTTAATCCAGTTATATAAGATAGGGAAAAACTTATTCTGCCGCTGAAGTTGGTATACCAACAATTCTTGCATGGTTTCAGCTTTAGTATCATCTTCTTCGGTTACACCAGCTATGGTAATAACCTCATCAGAGCCAGTAAACACCTTCATAAGAGAAGGCAAAGCCCATTCAATGGTATCGGCAACATCGGTGGATACGAGGTCAGAAGTTTTAGATAAAATAGGGAACTTATTACGGTAATAGTCTTTATCAGCATAGTAGATTTCATAACGTTCTTTAACCACTGGCTCGATAACACTAGCACTGTAGGCTTCAGCACGTTTAATATCGTTTTGGACATATCGTACTACCGTTTTATTTAAGTCCTGTAATACAGACTCGCTATCCATTTAACCTCCTTATAGAATACAGATAATATTAGAATGTTTCATTAGGAGATATTTATTACCCTCAATGACAATTTCTTCAGTATATGGTCCAAATTGTACAGTATCACCTTCAGTTACTTCGTTATGAATCCATTTACCAGATTCGAATTTACCTTCTCCACTAGCATATACTTTACCGATATACTGTGCTTTTGGGGTAGAGCCAAGAATAATTCCACTTTCAGTAGTTTCTTCTTTGATTTCAGGGATAACTAATACGTTGTCATGTAATAATTTCATTACATAGCACCTCCTAATGGAATGTCAGCAGTGCTGACTGAATTAAAATTACCTACAGGCGGTAAGGCAATTTGAGAAATATAAGCCAAGGCGTCGATTAAGTCGTCATGCAAACCTTTAGGGAATGATTGTAATTCACTTTCTAATTCTGTAAGGAATTTGGCTCCCATAGGGAACCAGATATTACCAGTTTTAAACCGTGGTTGGAGAGTAGCAATACGTAATTCCTTTCGACTAGACGCTTCCAAGTCCTTTACAGTAAACCAAATATTACGCTTAGGCATTTCTTTCTCTAAGTAATGTTTTACAGATGCTTGATAAGCAACCTTTTCTACACCTACATATATAGGTTTATACTTTTGAACGGCACGGAAGATACCGTCAATAGTTTGGGAAGGGTCATACCTATCAAAATCAATATCTAAGATAAACCATTTGTTATCTGGATTAACAGCTACTGTACATATTACTGTATAGTCGGCACTTTCCTTTTCTGAAATAGCTAAATCGACTGTGGTATAAATAGAGCAATCTTCCAGTTTAAGCTCGTTAGGAGCATAATACATAAAGTATTCTTTTTTAAACATTTGGCGTTCTGGGGAAATAGCAATACACATTTTCTCCCTTTCCCAAATGTCAAGTTTACCTAATGCTCTCCAAGCTTCTTTTTCCTCAAGTATTTCAGATACTGGAAATCTTTCTGCCCAGTTAGATTCACCTTGCTCATTCATTACAGGAATACGCAGAGCGTTAAATTTTAGTAAATCTTTATTATTAATAACCTGTTCAATCAAACATTTCTCACCAAGGTTATTCCCAATCATGAAGATACGAGTTTTTTTACCTAAGAAATAAGCATCAGACAAAAACCAATCATAGTCGTTGGTTTGAATAGTATCAGAAAGACTATCTTCTACGTCTTGAGGGTCATCTATGATAATAATATCAGGGCGTTTATCCCCCCATAACAAACCACGGATAGAGGAACCTTTACCATAGGCTTCCATACGAATACGTATTTCCTCTCCCTTTTCATCGGTTACAACACATTCAAACGCTTTATCTGATTGCTGTTTAACCTTGACTAGGTTAAGACTTAAAAATTCATTTGATACGTAAGTATCAGCAATTTCTTTTAATTGCTTACTAGCTTTAGTCTGGTTCGCCATAATAAAGACAATATAATTTGCCTTCTTAGTTGGGTATGTTAAACGATATAAAGGAAACGCACGTAATACGTATGAGCTCTTTGCTGATTCACGGAACCCTTCAATGGCAAAGTGTTTATCTCCGTTAAGTAGAATATCACTCCACATATAATGGAACCAAGCAGGCTGTACTTCATCCTCTATTGGTAAAAATAACCTATGGAATGTAACTAGGTTCTCTTTCCCACGTCTAAACGCTTCCGCTATCTTAGCATCTACTTCATTAGATATATTAACCACTCCTTCCTTATGAAATTAACCTACAATCTCCGTATTTGTTATCTGTATTATTCCAAACAATGCCATAAACCAAAAGACTCTTATATTTTTTAAAAAAATTTTTTACACATATCAATATATTATAAGGGGTACCCTTTATATGAACCCCCACCATCTGTTATATTTTTGGAAGAAGGCAAGTAACAGGTAATTTTGGGGATAGATTTTTGAGAAGTAAGAGTTTAGATTAGGGTTATATTTTTGGAAGAAGGGTCTCTAATATGGGGGGCGTACATATGGGACCCGCTGTATGCGAAGCCCCACCCATGGGGTGAGAATGATAATCAATCTCAATACGCAGAAATATGCTAATAAATACAGTAAAATATAGCAACAAAACAATAGCAAAGAATATAATCATACAAAAAGTGCTATAAAGCCAGTAAATAAGCGGATTTCTATGTTTTTAGGTAATATGGTTTAGTGTAGTCAAGGCAAACGACCGCCGCTAGTGGTTGAGTGCTTCGGTCTTTGAAAACTTAATAACGCAGGTGATTGACTTTGATAGTCCGCCTAACCTTTCAGATTTAATTTTTATTAAATAAGCGAGGTAAATATCATGGCAACTATTAAAAAATCTATCAATACTGAATCCAAAACTACTGCTAAAAAAGCTATAAATTCCTTCAAACTAAATGAAAAGTCTATGACTTTAACATTGGAATTATCTGTTGAATGGAATAAGACACGTACAGCCTTAAAGGCTACTCATTTAGAAAAGGTTGAGGGTAAAGAATACCAAAAAATGGTATTCACCGATACCAAAGGCAACCAAATTTTCTTATTCAAAACAGGCTTTAACTATGAGCCAGTTGTGAAAGAAAGCATTAAGGGCGTAGACCTTAGCAAGGCAACAGAAAAATTGAGCGACGATGAGCAAAAAATGCTCGAATTGTTACTCAAAAAAATGAGTAAATAAGCTATAAATTAGCGGTTAGGCGGTGTATCAAGGTTAATCACCTAAACCTATACTAAAAAATACAATGTTATAGGATTAGCATAGTATTTGAAGTATAAAGCCGTGTTTTTTGACACTCCGTTATACAATTAGTATAGGTTCGTAATTCTCAAATTTTTAATAAAAAGGAGTTTTGAAATGAAAATCTTTATCAATCGAGAATTAATCACTGCTATTAGAGAGGCGGAGCAACGCCAATTAATCAGTGCAGTTGCAGACTTAATGGAGTTAGGAATGGAGCGTAAAACCGCTTTAAAACTGGTCTCTGATATGTCTATAGACCTTGCTGAAAACTGGCACGAGTTGCGTAAATCCTGCTTTATTCGTCAATCTGGGTTTATTGAGAACGATACTCAATTACCTGGCTTTGAGTGGTGGCGTGTATTATAAGATGTTCAAGCCTTGATTATGTTAGGCTATTGCGGGCGTAATGATGATTTCTGCTCGCCTGTACTACTTAGATAGCCTTATGGGGGACGTATAACGTCCCTCTTTTTTTTTGTTTATCTAGAGAACATATGTTCTACTATTCATACGTATTGATTATCATTATCATTAACATAACCCTTATTTTTTTGATTAATGGTTGAGAATGGCACTCACTGAGAATACACATAAATACTACATCACATTATTTATTACTAAACATAATGATAAACATTATCATTTATTAATTTTTATTTTCTCTTATACTTTATATTCTTATATATGTTATTATCTCTTATTACTGTATTTAAGGAATGGGAATTTATTTTTTATTTTCCCTCGCCGTCGATTGTAGTATATCTCTTTATTTAAAATAGCCTTAAAATTCATTTATTTGACTTCTAACACGCTTTAACGTGTTATAGGGTACTGACATACCCTAATTATATTAAACTAGCCTTATAGGCGATTTAAATCAATTTTAGATGTATATCTATATTTCTGTAATACCCTTATAATTTGTTTATTTGAGTTATAAGAGTGTTTTTGTATTTCTATATACTATTACATCATAGATTATTTTATTATCTTTGTATTGATAGTTGGAATTTATTTTCTATTCCCTCGTTTTTGAGTTTTTTATCATCGTACAAGCACGACCTAACAGATAATGAGAATTGGTGAGAATGATATCTACCTATCCAGGGTTGAGGTGTCACGAGCCCAGGAAACAAGCGGAATTTGACAAAATCGTGTTCATGTGGTACAATGGTGTCAGCCGTTGAGGAACGAACCCAACGGAGTACCTACGGTGATAGGTATATCCTGTATTTTTTTATTGAAAGGAGTGCAGTATGGATATTAGTACTGTGCAAATTGTAGGTCATGTAGTAGCGTGGTCTATCCTAATTATTGGCTATTTTATGATGGGTTCTTTGGTTTATTACACAGTAAAACGTGTGATGAAAGGGGAGTAGTATGTGGTGTCTATTAAAATCTCAAATTAATGGTAAAACTTTTTTAGTATTTTATGTAAGCGACAGCCGTGATTTAGAGCGTATTAAATACTATGTTGAAGACATGAAATTATCAGCAGAGTTGTTTTTGGAGCAACCAGGATTACCAAATCCAATGGAATGGTCTTCCGATGATATTAAAGCCCACACGAGATAATTTATTAATAAAGGAGAAATCATTATGGAAAAATTGTACGTTATTAACGGAAAATTGATGGAATTAGAAGCACTTGCTACAAATATGGCAAGTGGCGAGGATTTTTATTTCCTACGGAATACGGAGGATAATTCTGATATTACACGTATTCCAATAGCAGAATTACCTAAACCTTATCAAAAACAAGATGTAACAATTCCACCAGATGCCATATATCTTGAAAATGGAATGGTTAAATTGTCTGGTTGTGAGAAAACCATTGATGTGGGGTTTGGTAACAGACACGTGTATAAAACTAAGACAGGCGATTTTGTCCATACTCAAAAATTCTATAACGTCAATGGAGCTTTAGTTTATGTGGATTCCGAAGGTCGAATTATGGATGTACCTAATTCCCCAAACAGCTTTACAAGTGATTTCACTGGTCTATGGTGCGAATTATCTCAACCAGTATCTTTACTTACTGGTCGTATCGTTGAGGGTGATTTAAAAATTAGAGTTGGCAGGGATATAGTCCCAGTCAATAAAGATGAAGTTATCTTTTCCTCTCTATCTGATGATATGGTTATTAAAGACAGTCAAGATTACGTTGTGACAGCAGAGGGGAATATTACTCGTCAAGATATTATTAATGGTCTTACAGACGAATGGCTAATCTGCGAAGATTGTGGACGTATCCACCACATCGACGATAATGAGTATCTTGACTACTATGACAAAAATGTTTGTCGTTATTGCCTAGATAATTATCGGTGGTCTACATACGATAATTATTACTTTAGCACTGCTGATTGCGTATTCGTCGAGTCTATTGACGATTATGTAGGCTACCGTTCTCTAAATGCGAATTTCCGCAGATGTGACCATTGTGGAGAATATTATAGAGAAGATGATGTCAATGTCACCGATAATGATTATAATATTTGTATTCACTGTTATGAAGATGATGATGTAGTAGACGAGGATAACTACTATATTCAGTGCGATGACAATTTCATCCACTCTTATAGCTATAAACCTAGTCCAAAATTCTTTGGTGGTAACGATAAAGTTAAGTACTTTGGTTTAGAATATGAAGTTCAAGGTGGTGGTTGTGATAATTACACCGCTCGCAAAATCTTTGGTAAATTCAGTCACTGGTATTGTAAACATGACGGTTCTTTAGAAGATGGGTTCGAAGCAGTAACTCACCCATGTACACCAGAATTTATGTTACAAAATATTGATTGGGAAACCCTAGTTGATAAACTAGATGACGAAGGTTACTATGAAGAAGAAGGGGCTGGTATTCATATCCACATAAGCCGCAATCATTTTAAGAGTCGTTCCCACATTGGGAAATTGGTTAGATTCTTTGCAGAAAACTATGATAGACTTGTTAAGTATGCTAACCGCTATCGTTCCGACGCCACACAATGGGCTAACAAAACAGACGTAGAAGGTTGCGATACATTTGAGAACTGTTATAGTAAAGCTCGTTACGAACGATACAGTGCTGTAAATGTACAGAACGAACATACTATCGAAATTCGTTTATGGAACTCTAGTTACAACGCTAAAGTTATTCGTAGCTTCATCCAAATGACTGATGTCTTAACTGATTTAGCGAATGGTCTTTGGGAAGATTTCACTTGGGAAAACATTGAGAAATTAGCTGAAGAACGTGGCTATCAAGAAATGTTAGACAGAATTTAAGTTTACATTATTTTAAAAGATATTTTAGTTAAATAAAAAGGAGATTTAATATGTGTGTTATTGCAGTTTATGAAGCAGGTTTGGAATTGAATAAAACAGAATTACAAAACTGTTTTGACTATAACAATGATGGTGCTGGTTTAATGTATTGGGATGCCACTAAAGGTAAAACCCATATTAAAAAAGGCTTCTTTACTTTTGAAGAATTTTGGGCTGAGGCTACAAAGATTCCGTCCGATATTCATCGTGTATTCCATTTCCGTATTGCTACGAGCGGTGCAATTGCCCCTTCAACTTGTCACCCATTTGCAGTGAGTGACGATTATAAAGCTATGGGTAAAGCGAATACATACTGTGATGTTGGTATGGTTCACAATGGTATCTTACATTCTTATACACCTAAATTAGGTATGGCTTCAAAACATAGTGATACTATGCAGTTTATTAAAGAAATGGCTTACCCTCTTGGCAATGCAATTTGGAAAAAACAAGTACAAGAATTACTCGCACAGCATACCAAAGGTAACAAATTAGTATTCTTAGGTAATGGTGGTCAAGTCGCTATGCTAGGCGAATTTACGGAAAGTAAAGAAAGCGGTGCTTGGTATTCCAATACTTCTTATAAAACTTACCGTACAAGTTGGAAAACATCTTACTATGACTATGATTTATATAACTATGATGATTATAGCTATGACAGTGCTTATGATGATGTATCTGAGCACCTCAATCAAACTACCAAAACGTATGAGGACTTCTTAAAGAAAACATATCCAGAATGTTTAGAAGGTACGGTAGATACCATTGATGATGACGGTGTAGCACGTAAATATTATCCAGTAGAAGTATTCTTTGGTAAAATGGACGATGACGCCGTAGAGGAATTTATTGACGAGTTCACTCAATTCGCTTATGATAACTATACATCCGTATATGATTATCTCATCAAAAATTATAGTGTGGTATTCTGGGTTGATTATCCTAGTGCGTTGATTAACAAACGTGTCAATAATAAAACTATCTTTGCTGGTGACAAGGATTATAAAGGGGCTTAACCGCCCCTCTCCTTGCAGGAGGTCAAAATGACGTATGAAGAGTTTTTTAAAAATGGCGATAAATTCCTATATGAATCACATGCATTTAGTGATTATATAATATACGATGTAGAAATTGTCGATATGAGAGTAGGGTATCATTCTATGGAAGTAAAATTTCAAAGAATGGGAGATAGCACAAGATATTTTGATTCTTTTGCAAAACTTATTATTAATCATCACAGTATATTTAAAATAAAGGAGACTTATTAAATGTCTTACCATCACGAATATGACTATCGTATGATAGAAAAACAAGATATAATCTGGAGCGACAGTGATAATTACGCATGTTCTTTTACAGTTATATCTCAGAATATCGGGGCTGATTTTATGAGAGTAGAAAACAACAATAAATATTCTATGTTTAACGATACTCGCTTTTATAAAACCCATTACGATTTTCCGCATTTATTTATTGTTAAGGAGTGGTTAATATGATTACAATACAAATTGATGAAAAGAAATATAATAAAATTGTTGATGATGTAGAAAATAGTTTAGATTTTACACTGTATGACGATTATCAAACATTCGCTGTTGGTTTTGAAGAATTAACTGACTTGATTGACAATGCTATTAGAAAGGCAAAGAAATGAGTGGTATATTTAAAAGTTGGAAGGCACTTGAGTATGCTTACCCAGATATAATAAACTATTCTCTAATGAATAGAGATGATGAAAGGGATATATACAATCACATATTTAGTGACAACGATATTATTTTATGGCACTCTGATGTAGGTTGGAAGAGTTTTAAAATACTCAGTGTTAATAATTTATCACGCAATATGGACATAGCATACTATCAATTATATCATCACTATTCTCGCAACTATTTCTTTAAAAATACCATTGACCTTAAAAATATGTATAAGTTGAAAGAGAGGTATTAGTATGTCAGCTATAGCACTTTATGACGCTTCTATCGTAGAAAACAAAGAATATATGTTTGTCTCTCAAGGCGGTTATTACTTTAGATTGAAGGTAGTAGACAAGAAAATAGGTAGTAGTACTCTAAAAGTTTTAATTTTAACTGGTAAATCAGGTATTGAAGAACTCACATTCTGGAAAGAGAGAGAAGATTTTAATTATTTATTTCAAATCAAGGAGGACTATAATGTATGATGTCAACTTGTATGATAGAAATATTAAAGAAGGTAATATACTGATATTCTATGAAATAATGGAAGATAGTGCAATATGCTGTTTTGAAGTCAGTAATATATGTTCTGGTAGTATATCTATGAGCATACGTACTATACGTATGTATGATGGGTATTATCGTGCTGAATTTTGGAAATAAGCACACGACTTTCGAAAATTATACAGAGTACAGGAGTTGTTTTAAGAGCTATGACTAATATAGACAGATATGATAATTATTTTAATGATGGCGATTGCTTTATATACACAGATGCAAGATACAGCTATATCCTACAAATTATTAATGTGAATATAGGTTCAGAAGATATGACTATACAGAATGTACCTAATACACCAATATTTCATAATACAGTATTTACTAAATATAGAGCAGATATACCACAAGTATACAAAGTTATCGAACTATATAGATGAGGTGATAATATGGATATCAGTATAGACTGGGCGAGTCTATTTTACGAACATGATTATAAATTGCAAGAAACATTGTTTAAATTTAGAAATACGGAGGCTTGTGATGAATTTATTATCAGTATTGGGAAGGGCTATTATGGGGCTTATGTTGACCGCTTTAATTATGGTACTGGGGTATTGTGTATTAGTGACAGTGGCTTTTCTGATATTTATGTTCAACAACTAGATAGATGGAGATTAGAACCAGGTGATGAAAAAATATTCTATAAAGTAAAGGAAGTGTATACATGATAGCACCTTTACTACCGCATCAACAAGAAGGAGTTGACTTTATATTAAAAAATTCATCAGCCTTTATATGTGATGATATGGGTATGGGTAAGACTCGAACGGTTATTGAAGCTATGATTCGACGTAATCAATATCCAATTCTAGTAATATGTCCTAGTTCACTCAAACTTAATTGGGCTAATGAGATTAAAAGGTGGACTGGCTTAGAATTAGATATAGATGATTTAACACAAAATATTATAATTACAAATTATGAAAGGATGAACAAATATAAGTTTAAGATAAAACGACTACCAATTAAACAGTTAGTGCTTGATGAAAGCCATGCTTTTAAAAATGATACAAGTCAACGAACTAAGTTGGCATTAGAGTGGTCTAAGAAAATACCATACAAGATATTAGTTAGTGGTACTCCGATGTTAAATAGACCTCGTGAACTTGTCACTCAAATGGAAATTCTTAATAATATACACAAGGTAGGTGGTAAACAAAGATTTTTAGAAAAGTATTGTAATCCTAGATATAGCCAATATGGCATTGATTATAGTGGCTGCTCTAACATCCAGGATTTACATGATACCATGAACAGTATTTGGCTTAGAAGAACGAAAGGAGAGTTAGAAAATAAATTACCTAGTAAAACTATAGTACCTGTACCAATTATTAAGTATAAGCAACCAGCACCAAGAAGTTTTCATGATATTGAAAGACTTGACAAAGCTGTCTTGTGTCGGAAATTAAATTACTCTATTGATTTTATAGAACAGTTGTTAGAACGTGACGAAAAAGTTGTAGTGTTTGTGCATCATAAAAATATTGGTAAAGCACTACACACACACTTTCCTAATGCAAGTGTTATTGTCGGTGGTCAATCACCAATACAAAGGCAAATCAACATTGACAACTTTCAATTACATGATACACAAATTATTATTTGTAGCTTGCAAGCTAGTGCCGTTGGTTTGACATTAACTGCGAGTAGATGTGCGGTATTTATAGAATACCCCTGGTCGCCTGCTTTATTAACACAGGCTCAAGACCGTATACATAGACTAGGGCAAAATAAAGATGTGTTTATATTTTATTTGTATGGTCAAGACAGTATAGATGAGTATCGTTTAAATACTTCAAGTTTTAAAAAAGCTGTCATTGATTATATTGTAGATGGAGGAATATTATAAAATGTCGTTAATCACAAAAGCACGCATTGTACGTGACCAAGCAAAAACTATTATTAGAGATTATGAAGAACACGGTAGTTTAGACCAAGAAACAAGAGAAGATGCTTGCTATTGTCAAGGTACACTTGATATACTTATTGACATAGTTGACACCATTCATGACGTAACTATTACAGAAGAAGAATTAAATCATTTGTATAATAAATTACAAGATATATTATTTAAGGAAGATGATTAAAATGTTTAAGAGTTTATACGAAGTAGAAGCGATAGCCAGCAAAGCGTTACAAGAATACTTTGGGAGGAAAGAAAAACCAGTCATACTTGTATATGCGTACGGTACACGTGATTATAAAACTTATATAGACACTATACCAAGACCATATATATTACGAATAACAGAAAATAGATTAGATAAAACTTTTACGATACAAATTGCAAATATCGAAGGTCAAATTAAAAAGAAGATGAAAGAGGTATAATACAATGGAACACAATTTTACAAAAGAAGAAATTTTTGATACAATCGTTGCTTTTTATGAAGTCATGAATTATATTTACTCAGCTCGTATGGATTGGTATCAAGGAGTTGGAGAAATGGATAAAGCCATTTCAGACATTCGTCACCTAATTGAAAATAACTATGACGGAGACCAAGAGCAAGGTGATATGTATTCTAAAGTGCTATACGAAGTATCTAAAGAACGTAGACGTAATAAAGATATGCAAGAATTATTTTTACCAGTCTACAACGTATATAAAGAAGATTATCAGCTGACTAAAGCTATCGAAGATATGATTAAGTATAAAGGTATCATGGATAGTGGTAGAACTTATACGCCTAAAGTGTTAAATAAAGAATTGCTTGCTAAGATTTTAAAAGAGGCTGAATAATATGAATGATATAATACTTTTCTATCAAAATTTAAACGATAATCCAACAGTGACACTACATTTAAACTGCTACGATATGAACCGCTATCAACTAGCATTTACAGAATATGCTGATATGGTAGAATATAGTTCTACTAAAATGATAATTCTATATTCACCTCATGTAGGTACGGATTATATAATGCATGGAGGTTCGCAATTTTCACAATTCTATAATGTCTTATACGAAGTTAAAAAATATTACGAAGGCTCATTTTATAAGCAAAAACTTAGAGCTACAAAATCTTAAAATTAAAGGAGTGATAATATGTTATATATACATAGTTGCAATGGAAGCATACAAGGGCTAATTATTACAGATAAACCACTAAAATAATCTAAGTATACTAAACTAGAAATGACGACTACATCTCGTTTTATATATGCAAGTATGGATTCAGGAAGTACAAGGGATTACACATATCCTGTGAGTCTGACAACAGTATATCTTTACGAAATCAAAACTCTTTATAAAATGGAAATAAAAACAAATGGTCGAACGATTGATATTGATTTAAATATGAGGTGGTTAGAAGAATGGATTGTATAGCATACAGAGTATTGAATATGTCTGATTGTTGGGTAATTGAATGTGAAAGTTTTGAGTTAGGTCAGCGTTTTGTATACCTACAAAATTGTAACTTATATCAATACCACCCAAATAAACGACATCATCATAGGCTAAGGACTTTTTAACGAGAAATTACAGCAGTTAAAGATAATACGTATATAATTAAGAGAAGGTACAAGGTGTTTTAATATGGAAATAATCGCATATCGAATCTTTAGTAGTAGAGATTGTTATATACTAAAGACAAATAACAAAATAGAAATAGACAAATATGGTACAGCTAACTCAGTATATTTAACCAACGTAATATTAGTCAATTACATGGAGATGAATCCGCATTGTATATCTACATCTGACCGTATATATTCTAACCTAAGTGAAATGTATGAGATTAAAAATATGTACAAGGAGATAAAAATATGAAATATATTTGTTATACTGTATTCGAACCAAAGGATTGCTGGATTTTACATACAGATAATCCACCAGAACCACTAATAGAAGATAATACACGTGCCATTATACGAAATATACGAATGACAAATTATAAAAGACTACATCACGATGATAGAGAATATATCTCATGTCTATGGATTAGAATGAGTAATCTATTTGAGATAAAGGAAATGTATGGAGTTTTACAGTATGATATATAAATACATAGAAGATAGAATAGACCGCTACATGATGATTATAACAGGAGTGCTACCACTAAAGGTAAATGAGCGAATGCTTGACTTCCGTGCAGATTACGATATGATTGATATGAGTAGTAAACGTATTATTACTGGTCGCTATTACTGTACATGTATAAACAACTTATTTATAGTCAAGGAGCAATATAATGAATAGACCAACTTACATATATACAACGTCATCCTGTGTATATTATTTTAGTACAAGGCGTATATCTAGCATAGATGAAAGTCTAGTTAGATTACGTGGTAATTCACATGTATTAAACGTGACAGAAGGACAATCATTCGTACTGAAAGACTTAACACTATGCAAAAATAGATTCTATATAGTAAAAAAATACTACCAATAAAAAATGGGCGAGGTTATTATACCTCGCCTTTTTCTTTTTCTGGTAACATATTTAATTTATTAATCAAGTCTCGACTTAATCTACTAGATGTATCAATAGAACGTTTTTCTTCTACCTCTTGTTTGTCAACAGGTTTTAAGCCTGCTCTATCTAACCAGTCTTTAATTGCAGATACTTTAGTTTTAGCAGGAGTGTCAGGATTTTCGATAATATCTAATAAGATATTAGCCACCTTGTCAGCTTTGTCTCTGAATTTTTTATCCATGCGGTTTTTATAATCAGCCAACGCCTTTTGTACTGCCTTGCTATCTTCGACATTTTCCCACTTCTCTTTATAGCCCGCCACTCTTAACGCCTCCTTTTTACTTCCAGTTAATATCTTTGTCTGGACATATACATGTTGTTTATGGGTTAAAGGACGAGCTTTACGCCGTCCTGGCTTATACCTTGGCATAATCAATAGACCTTGCTATACGCTTTAATTCCCATACACGTTCTGTGAGTTCGTCTGTAGTGTATGTAGATGCAAATACTAACCCATTATTTAAAAGCAAATAAGAGCGTGCTTTTCTACCTTTTGTGGCTCGTAATACCTTCCCTTCACGGAAATATTTACGGAACAGTTCTTTTGAACTGGATACATTCATAGGCATGATTGCAAAAATTTCTTTCATCGCAACCTTATATCCAAAGCCTAAGTCGAGGAACATATCATTTACTAACATTCAATCCCCTACCTCTCAATTCAAAATAAGTATCTCCAATAAAAGGCGTAACCTTTTTGTTACGCTCGTTACCAGTCATTTCAGCAATCCAGAAGCCACTTAGATTTGGTCTAATACCACTAGCTTTAATATAGCTAGGGTATGTTTGGAATGACGATTGGCGTAATTCCCAAACCTCTTTTACAATCGGTTTTTTAGAATACTTATTGTGTTCAATAGCAATCTTTGGTGTAGCACTAGGCTCATGGAAATGTTCAAACCATGTTACATCAGCATTAAAGTAATCATAATAATTCTTTGTACGTCTATTCTTATGTAATATATGATGTACATAACAATTCTTATTTACGTTAAAATAAACAAGACCAAATTCGCCCTTGTATAAAGTGCGGTCACCTAGTAACGCACATATCATCTGCTCTACGCTAATATAAGCATCGTTATAAGCCCTTGCTCCGTGATTACCACCAATAACACCAATTAATTGACCGCTCTCATATAATGGTTGAATATCTTCTACCAATGCGTAAACTTGTTCGTCACCAACTAAGGATTCTTCTAGTACGCTACCCTTTGAGTGTTTAGTCGTTGTGTTAGTGCTATCTCCACCAAGAATTACTTTACAATCTGGTCCTAAATTCAACAGATTTTTCACTGTCTGTTTTAGATAGGCTCTATTGTTAAGCCCCTCATGAACGTCAGATAATACAGCTAATTGTGCGTAATCGGCATTTAATCTACACGTAATAATATGAGGTTTATAACTATCCTCAAGTGATTTAACTGTCATTCAACTAGCCTTTCATATATTCTTCTAAATTCAAATACTGCTCATAGTATAATGGCAATCCTGCTTTGATATATTTTAATATTTTCTTACGGCGTTGATATAGTTTACTATCACGTGTAATACCGTATTTCTTCATCATTTCTTTTGTGGATAAACCATAAATAATTGTATCTCTCCATATTCCCCAACTCACTGGGTCCATAGATGATAGGTATTGCTTTAACCACATTGCAAAGTGGATTAAAACTAATTGTTCTTCTTTTTTTATATAAATCTCTTCTGGAGATTTACTATATTTCTCAAAAAATAATTGAGAAAGTTTATCAACTTTACGATACTCATTGACGGAATTTGTGTATTCCCATGATTTCATCGCAAAGTTAATTTCTTCTAGTGCTTTATCACCTACATGGTCAAATAAGGTGATAGCCTCTTGTATCATTGACTCTTTCATAGGACAGTACCTCTCTCGTCTGGTGCTAATCCTTTTGGGCATTTAGGTAGGTATCTGCAACTAATGATAATACCTACCCCAATGTCTTTACCTGTTTTCTTTTTTCTCTCGCACGACTTTAGATACCGTACATTTCTTGAATCTTTCATTAAGTACTGTTTAATTAGGTCTTTATCTTCGCCCAATACACCAATATTATAGAGGTCACCAGTATTTCCGTAGTCAACTACGAAATAATGTACCATTAAACCTCCTGTTATACTATATCATATAGTTCTTTGAATATCTCTGGGTCACATGGATACTGCTCCCCATTAATTCCAGTAATAATCCAGTCACCTGGATTGACTTTAATCACGCCATTTAACGTAGCTATATATTCCCCACCGTATTTAGAAATACGTGCTTTAAGCATATTGGGTTTGTGTTTGATAACATAACCAGTATCGTGATTTTGTTTAATATTTTCTTTGTAGACGTCAACACCTATGTTGAGATATTTAGATTCCAATAGTTCTTCGATATTTCTATAACCTTGACCAAAGATGGCTCGTAGAGCAACACTAATAGCCTTTGGCAATTCTATTTGAAGTTTTTGAACATGTGGTCCTATAAATACCAGATAACTATGCTCAGTATATTCAACACTTGTATATCCAACATCACGCAACTGACATAAAATACCAGCTATGTGAACGTGCTCTAATACCTGCGGTTTTTCTAGTTTTTCAATTATTTCTGTAATAGAATCCATTTTATTTACCTGTACTTCCAAATCCGCCTGTACGTGAACCTCTAGGGTTATCACGGTCTGTAATCATATATGGTTGGAAAATCGCCTGTGCGACTCTATCGCCTTTCTTAACAACATAATCACTATCAGTTGTATTTTTTAATAATACTTGGATGTGACCTTCATTGCTAGAATTATTGTAATAATCACTATCAACAATACCTACACAATTCGCTAAGGTAATCCCGTATTTACCAGCCAAAGATGAACGTGGATATATTGCTAGAAACTCATCTGGTGGGAAAATACATTTTAGTCCTGTAGGGACTAGGACAGTTTCACCTGCCCCAATCACTACAGTTTCAGCTGATTCTAAATCGTAACCAGCACTTGCATATGTACTGCGTTGAGGGACTTTAATATCAGTGCCGTTATATAAAGACACTACTTGAAATCGTCTATATGGGATATCAGGTACTAGATAATCTTCCATACTTTACCTCCTACTTAAAACTAAACATGCCATTAGCAATACCAGAATAAGTAGGAAGTTTGCCATCCCACTTCTCAACTTGTTTAAGTTGAACCATTTCTGGAGTTAGGCTAGAAGCTACTTGTGCATTATAATATGCTTCAGCATCAGCTTGAATACGCTTAGCTTGAGCATCACCTTCTGCTACAGCTACTTTCTTTTTAGCTTCTGCTTCTGCCGCTACTTTTTCATATTCGGCTTGACGTTGTTTGTATTGTGCGTTAGCTACTGCTTGGATAGCTTCTTTAGTAGCATTATCTGGTTCTACTTTACCTAATGAAGCCTGCTCGATAACGATACCGTCTTGGTCAAAGAACTCAGAAACTTCTTTCAATAGTTCTTGGTTAAAGGCTTCTTTCTTCTCACCTACAATATCCATCATAGAATAATGAGAGGAAATATCATTAGCAATACGTTGGAAGTTTTGTTTCATATAACCGTATTCGATTATGCTATCATCTTGACCTTTAAATTTGTTATAGATATGAGGTAAAGAATCTTGATTCATGTGATATGTAACTTGAGCATCAACCTTGATTGTTTTGCCATCTTTTGTACCAATTACGATACTATCATCTACATCTTTGCGGTCTTCGTGATTACCATCAATATAGTATGCTAGTTCTGTGCTAACAGGATATTCTGTAACACGTTTCCACGGAGCGACTACATGCCATCCCTGGTCTAGCGTTTCTGACTGGATACCGCCGTCCATTTTATTGAATACTACACCTGCATGACCTGCTGAAATCATATACGTTGTATTGTAAATCAGAGCAAATGCTAGGATAACTAATATACCTAGACCAACTAGTTTTAAACCTAGAAATTTCATTTTTATTTTCCTTCCTTTATACGTTTTACAATATAATCTAATACGTCAAATATTTCTTCTTGATATACAGTTGCAAGCAGTAACCATATAATGAAAAGTATAAAAATAGTCCATAACATTTCAGTCACCTATTTCACTTTATTTATAGCATTTGTAATCATATTGATATAATCTTGTACGTTTGTTTTAATAAACGCATTAGCGCCTTGAATATTATCAGCGGTGACAACATTGGCTACAGCCATAGCTATCAATGTATCCTTATCTGGTATAAAGGCTTGTAACAAGAATGACACAAATGTCACTGGAATAACTATCTTTATTAACTTTAAAGATGCTTTTTGTTTAGCTTCTGCTCTCTGGCGTTCTATAGTACTACAACCTTCCCAAGGTGACTCTATAAAATAGTAGCCACCAATAATAAAGCAAGCGACAGCACCAAAAAATGTTATTAAACCGAGAGAGAATTTAAGTGGATTTGCAATACCAGCCAGGTATATTAACCAAGGACTAATAATAGGCTCCATACTATGCCTCCATACCTAGGTATTTACGTACGATTTCGTCTAACTCTAACCATCGTTGACGATAAAACTCACATTCTGTAACTTTTTCATGTTCTAAATCAATAACAGCCTGAGCTTCTCGGTTTAAATAATCCTTATATAATTGTTTAAGTTGTTTATTATGTCCATTATGTCGTTTTTTATGTCCTCCAAAATTTACAGTATTGATTTTAATATATACCTTCTTCATTGCAATTCCTTTCTTACTGGTTCTTTTTGTTTTTTCTTATGTGAGGTAAAATCACATGATAGTTCTTTACAGTTTTCGCACATACCAAGCATGTCTAGGTTACATAAGCTAGGATACAACACATGTAGTCTATGATATATAGCACGTGCAATTTCTTGATGCTCTTTGCTTGCTCGCTTACACAAACGCTGTTTTAGATACTCTAGCCAGCAACGCAAGTTGCCGCTCATGCTTAGTCTTACCTTTACTCCTAGTGGTAGAATATAAGAAGCCTGTTCAACTGGCACTCCCTTAGTGAGTAGATTGTTAAACATTACAGCTATAGTACCATACGCCTGATTCATCATTGCAGTTTCTTTATCAAAGCCATTATAAAACCCATTAGCTACAATGTTAGAACCACGTGTGGATTGTACCGTAAAGCTAAAATGTCTATGTCTACTTAATTGGGCAAGAACCTTTTGACTGCACAATACATCCATAGACACGTGGATATGTTCTAACAAGGACCAATGACCAGATTTACAGGCTTTAACTAGAGAATCTAGTGTACATTTTTTGTCATAGCATTTACTCATAGCTTCAATCGCTACATCTGGCTTGGTATAATCTACCAAGTAGATTGGACTGCTTGTATCACAGCCCATTATTTATCCTCGTTTATGTCAGTTAATTCATCAAAAATATCACGGAGTTTATTAATAGAAGCACATGTATCGTTAAGGGCTTCTTCCATTAGCTCTCTACTTTCATCTCCTGCATACATATCGTCACCTAAGCATTCTTTCAATAATAGCTTCAAAGATACTAACTGGCTGTTTACCGCTACTAAAGTTAATACTTCTTCAATTTGTGGTGTAATTACTAATTTACTCATATTAATTTCCTTTCTGGAACAATCTTTCAAATTCACTATCAGAAAACACATAATTAACTGGTGGCTCATCAGTATAATCTATAATCCAGAAAATACTGTCAAATACTATGCTCTTATGAGCACGCACTCTACGACCAGTATCTTTTTCTATATATAGACTATCAACCAATCTTACCACCTGCGATTGCGTATACTGTTATTAGTATTTGCAATATACTTAATATACAAACACCAGCTATACACCAGAACATTACTCTTTCAAATACATCCATGATAGCACCTATACAACAGTTACATCTAAATATTGTCTACCGAATTGGATAGCTTCTTCCTCGCTATCTACAAATATATCAATCATATCTGTATAGCCACCACCAAAACGGTCAGCTACAACATACGTATATCCATTAATAATCACAGTAGTACCAAGAGGTAAATCATCACTAGCTACTGCACCTACATATGGATATTGACCATTTGCCATTACGCCACCAGAATGGGTATAGGCACTTACTTCCATCATTCTAGCATCTGCACTTTGTCCCAATAGGGACAGGACACATACCGCCATTACCATAAATAACCTCTTCATATAAAGCCTCCTTTAATATATAGCTACAAAGGCTCTCATAAGGTATTACCTTAATCTTGCCATGATATACCTCATATAGGGGAGTGTGACTATAAATTGAAAGGAGAAAAGATTTATAGTATCACAAACCCCAAGAGGTCTGGCGGTCCCAACGGGATTTGAACCCGTAATCTTCACCTTGACAGGGTGACGAGATAACCGTTACTCCATGGGACCATGGTAGTGGTACTAGGGATTGAACCTAGAATAGAAGAGTCAAAGTCTTCTGTGTTACCATTACACTACACCACAATATTGGTACCCCTAGTAGGACTCGAACCTACAGAACCTGGATTCTAAGTCCAGTATGTTTGCCAGTTTCATCATAGGGGTACATGGCATAGGCAAGAGGAATCTAACCCCTATCTTCGGTTTTGGAGACCGACGTGTTTACATTACACCATGCCCACATGGTGTCGTTGGAAGGATTCGAACCTCCGAAGCTATAAGCGACAGATTTACAGTCTGTTGTCTTTATCCATCTTGACTACAACGACATGGCTCTTGGGGAGGGACTCGAACCCCCAACATTCTGGTTAACAGCCAGATGCTCTACCATTGAACTACCCAAGAATACAACACCACTATATATGGTCGGTATCGAACCCACCGTCTCCGCCCACAAGGGCTTTGTTTTACCTGTAAACTAATATATAGCTGTTGAATGGTATATACAGCAAAACACCCATGGTATGGCAAGCCTTTAACGATAGTATATAAGTACCGAATGGTGACTCGTGGGGGAATTGAACCCACCGTTCTCGCTGTGAAAGAGCGATGTCTTAACCACTTGACTAACGAGCCATGTATAAACGCCTCTCCTAACTGAGCAACCCTTGAGTCACTCAGTAGGCGATACAAAACCGTAATTTAATATCTAGGCTCTGGAGGATGGTACAGGATTCGAACCTGTGGTCGCTTTTAAACGACGTCTCTTTAGCAAAGAGATACAATAAGCCTCTCTGTCAACCATCCATGTGGAAGCGGAGATGGGAGTCGAACCCATACTATACTGGCTTATGAGACCAGTGTCTCTTCCTTTGGACTACTCCGCTATGTGGAGGAGAGTGTAGGATTTGAACCCACGGAACATTTCTGTTCAACAGTTTTCAAGACTGTCGCAATAAACCAGACTCTGCCAACTCTCCATTTGGCAAGTGTCGGACAAACAGCTAGCGTTCGCTTGCCCTTTAACGAAAGACACTCACTTCCGACCATTACAGTAGCGACCTGTAATGGATTTATAAAATTAGGTGAAGTGAGTTAATGACTACACCTCATGGTGGGGGGTATTGGAATTGAACCAATGCTAACATAGGGCTTCAACCTATTGCTCTACCTGCTGAGCTAACCCTCCATGTAACAGTCCATTTCTGGACTGTAAATTATGTGGATTTTCTAGTATTGAGATACATAAATGATACTGCTATAATATCAGCCATGTTGTCAAACTCATGCTAGATACTAGCAAAACAATGAGTTCATGGATTTTATAAGCGATTGAGGATTGATGATTAAGAGCTTGATAAAAATGATTAATCCGTAGTTAATGATTAAGCGATTAATATTATCGGCTTAAAGATTATGGATTACCATTAACGCTCTGTTATCATCATCTCAAGGCGTTTGTGGTCCGAAGCCCACCATAATTTTCTCTTTGCACCCATTTCAAGTAGGTTTGCCAGTATGCTTTCACTTACTTTAAGGCAGAAACATCTGGCGGACAAACATCCTCGTATCATTCTTGAGTTTGAACGATACTATAGCAATACTAATTAATATTCAACTGTGATTTCAGTAACCTCAGTTGCATGACCTAAAATAGAGTCAATTTCAGCTAAATAGTTTTCAATGTACTCTTTAAAAGACATCAAATTTTCAGCTAACTTATTAGGGTCAAGAAGTTCGATTGAATATTGCTCACGCAATTCTGCTTCACGCTCTTGTCGAACTTTACCAGATGCTTGAGTAACAGAAGAGAACTCTTGATACAAACGCTCTGTAATTTTTTCATCGACTCTACGTTCTGCATCTTGGTATGCATTGGAATTATCAAGGACGGCTCTTTGCATACCTTTGACCACACTTACTAACAAATCAGATAAGTATTTTTTACGAGCTATTGCGGAGGCAAATGAGATAGCTTCATATTCATCTGATTGTTTATCAATACCAATAAACTTCTTGACTGTAACGGTGTGCTTGGCATTTGCATCCATAATCGCATTAGCGATAGCTTCACGTCGTTTCAGCTTATCATTAAGTGATTGAAAGCGTGCCTGTGAATCTACAACCCAGTCTTTTTGTTTTAGACCATCAATAACTGCTCTATTAGAGGTAGAGACAGCTACAAATTTAGTAGAAGATAATTCTGAAATCTGTTTATCTAATACTTTCTTTTGAGTTAATGCTTTTCTAATTGTCATAGTTTCTTTGTTCATAGTATTCCTCCTACTAATTAATCATAACATGTGAGCTGTTGGTCATGGACACCATCTAGCTCAACCTACACCTGTATTATACCACACCCAAAGCCACTTGTCAACCCCCAAATCATGAAAGTTTGATGAAGTTTTTCTCCATCATCAACCAATGTGACTATGCTTGTATTATACCACAAATGTGATTGTTTGTCAACACTTATCTGATAGGGCAAACACCAGATGCACATTCACTTCTATCATCTAAAATTTCAAATTCTTTACCCATATTTCTTGTGCTTAACTCTAAGTTATTAAGTAATACTGGGTCAAAAGCCTTCATTTTAGATTTTAATTCTTCATATTCTTCTTTAGTACATTCTTCATATGGCATCAAAGGATAATAGTTAGAATTTAATTCTAAGAATGTTACACCTAACATGCTATCCCAATGATTATATACAAAGTCTTCTACCTCATCCCATTCTTCTGGTTTGACAGTAATGGTATTAGATGTATTCATATCTGTATAATATTCTTGGAATAGAATATATTCTTTTAACTGCTCAACGGCAGGTACATCAGCTTTAGTCACAGTAGCTGGGCTATGAACAGGAAAATCAATTACAATAGTTGTAGCAGTTTCCATATCTTGACCAACTTCTGGATGTATTTGCCACCCTAATTCCTTTGCAGTTAAAGCTAATGGGTCATGTGCATTGACACGAATACGACGGATAAAGTACGGTGAATGTTGCCAATGAACTCCTGGTGATACGCCATTGGCTACAAGACTTAAAGACCCTTCTGGTTTTAAAGACGTCATTAATAATGGTACAGGCGTTTTTAATTCATCTGCAATTGTATCACCAGCCTCATGCACGATAGCACGTAACCATTTAAGGACACCAGCTTTACCACCAGCACGTCTTAACACCCCATTACTCATTTTAGCAATGAAATCTTGCCAACCAGTCATTGAACAGCCAGTCAATCTATCTCTATGGTGGGCTTCATCCCATCCTTCCAGCTCTAAATCTACACATGTCATACGATAACCAGCACGAGCAGATAATGTAAAAGCTAATTCTAAACCATCCCAATCTACAGTACCATCATCATTGACAAATGATACCATATTAACTGTTGTTAGATTACATACAGCATTAGGTGGTAACAAGACTTCGCCGCAATTATGTGCAATGTAGCCTTCAATCACGCCCCAGTGATTTTTAGGCTCTGTGAAATCATATACTGGGTGTACTCCAATCTGTTTTATTCCTTTGATTTTAGGGGAGCCTTTTATTAAACCATCATGTAAAGCGTCAACTTTATATGATTGGATAAAGCCAATCAAATTATAAAACAACAGTTTAGACTGATACTGTTGGATATTTACATCATAACTTTCTCGACATAAATACTCGCCATTTTCAAACTGTACATATTTTGCTTTATTGACCGTGATATATGCATGAACGTTAAATTCAGCTAACAACGAGACTAATTCTATAGCTAGTTCTTTACACGTAGTTTTAAACCCAATACGGATATTATTACCATGTGCAATAACACACCCATTCGCAGAGTATAAACCACGCAAAAATGATAGTTGCTCTATATCTGTCCAATCCCAGATAGTTTTCGGTAATGTTCTATTTGGTAATTTTTCTGAAGAAAATTGCAACTCTTCAAGCGAATTAGTTAACTCACGTGTATAATAACTTCTTCCTTTGTCTGGGTTAAAGCCAAATAACTGAGCTACATCTGTATCTTTTTCCCCTATATTTAGTGTAACACCTTTTTTGTTTTTATTTTTTAGCTCAGTTAAACAGCCGTCTCCCTGTGCAAAGCCAAGTTTAACAAAAGTTTCGTTGATGTTATTAGGAATAGATAAAAATGGCATAATGCGGTTAAACAACATGTCTTTCGCCTCTACTTCGTTGCCTTCTGTATCCATAAAAACGTGGTTTGGCGTACATTTAATTTCAGAGTTATCGCTCAATTTTAAAGAAATACACTCCTTATTTCCACTTTTCCAAACCTTACCGATAGAAACCGTTCCGTCATTAGACACAATTTCAATATCGTCCCTACCATCTAACTCGCCAATAGGGACGTATCCATTAGAAGTGAGGAGTCTCATATCACCCAAAAAACATGGATTTACTCCAGCAAAATCAGAGCGTCTACGTTTAGCTTCTGCTACATTAATAATACCTGGTTCTCCAGATGTACGGATAGAGTTAAACAACTCATGGATTTTCTCACGACTTGGTTTTGCTTCTTGGTAGATACTATTATTACTCATATAACGATGTTCCATGCCAGGTTGAATATTATCCTTAGCATGTACACATTCATCATCATGTGGGTCAATAATAGCAATTTCAGCAGTTCTTCTAACCAAATATTCAACTAGGTTCGCTACTTCCTAGCCAGTTCCCTTATGAACTTCTATATGTCACCATATAGTTTAGACTATATCTTCACTCGCATCAGCGAGGACTCCCATTTCCACCCGCTTGGGTGTACTGCTTTCGCATAGTCGTTACACGTTCTATTTAAGTCTTGTAAGAAGTCTACCCTCATACAATGTTTTATTAGTGCAAGATTTTTTGTATGCACTATTCCTCCTTAAATAGCTTCGCTCGGTATTGTCTCAGAGAGAGTTCCACCGAATTAGAGAGTTTTTATTTAACGTCGGAAGCATTAGAGTTTACCACCGACAACAACGTTTTGTCCAATTAAATTACAGATATCCAAGCAATGAATAGGGCGTAGCTTACCATGTTCTGGTTTAGATGAAAATTTACCATCTTGAATTACATGATGAATTTTTGTGAACATGTCCATAATGGATTCATATCCACTGGCAGTCCCACCAAAACTAGATAATGTAGAACCCTTGACACGGATTTCTGTATAATCAATTAACAAATGGTTGCAATTAGTGTCGGATACCATGAAGTTAAGGTAAGCACGTAATGCTTCTACCCAGCCCTCTTTACTATCTCCAACCTTGATAATAAACATATCATCTTCTTGTTCTGTGATAGTATACTCACGACCACGCTGTTTAGTTGAATGTGGGTTATACTGAGAATGCAGAATAACATTATCCCTAAACTTTGGTAATTTAGATACATCATTTGGTAATATACGTACACCAACACCAGTACCTACCATAAGGAGATAAAACAAATCACAAAGTGATTTAATGCTATCAATTACTACAAACGAGCAATTAAAGTTAGCTAATTTTGTTTTTTTACTTGCTTCACTGCCACCAATCCATAGTGAGCGACCACTAATGAACTGTTTTAGATTAAACATATTAGTGAATAATCTTTGTGCTTCATATACAGATGTGCGTGCTAACGAACAGTTATATTCTACGGCACGAACACAAGTTTCCTTCCATGTTTCACGTCTACCTTCATCTGGTAACCAACGTGAATATGTTCTATAATAAACTAGCTTCGCTAGATTATCCATATGTTTTGGAAAATCTGGGAAGGTAGAAATAAACTCTTGACTTAATAGGCTCATGCTTTTTTATACCTTTCTACTAACGTACACTCACTTTGTTTCCAAAAATGACTTTTAGGTCCTAATATAGAATAAGAGTATTCATCACTCTTAGGGTCATACTGGATAGACTGAATCACAATCACACCTTTAGGTGTTTTTACCTTATCGTATCTTTTAAACTTTTGGGAACTCATCGTCTTTGTCTCCAAAATCATCATTGAGCAAGCCACGTAGACATTTCATGATACTAACAAAAGAACACCCATAGAACAAAGGGACAAACCACTCTGCGAGAGTATGATTAGATGTAAAATATAGATAAGGTACGAGCACTGCCCACATTAATATTAATGCGATACAAACAGCGTTAATTAAAGAGTTCTTCAGCACATACAAGAACCCTAATATTTTATCTTTCATATTCTATCTCCTACTTGATATCTAAATACTATTTTATTATCCATAATAATGATGAAAGCCATATAAGGCTCAGAGACAATTACATCTACTGGAGTCCTATACATCTCAAAAATCTCTTCACCAGTATTATACGCCAATTCTGTTAATTTGTCAAATATGTCCGACAAGTTTATTTTCTCCTACTGGCTGACGCATTGCACGACAAGCATTTTCAAATATCAATTTTGAATCAAAGTAAATACGGGACAGATGTTTAGATGTAGCATCTATATATCTCTGTGAGCGTTGTATAGAAGATACCCTTTCCCATGCTTCTAATACTTCCATAGATTTAGTAGCAAGTCTGTCTCCCTCGTTTACTTTTGTTGATAACGAACTACTAACAGTAGCGTGTGTAGCTTTAGCACTACGTTCTGCATCGGCAAGCTCCTTCCCTAAATCAGCGGATAAGAACTCGAAGCTAGCTTGCAAAGCAGATGCTTCTTTCATAATACCAAATGCAGAACTAGCGTCAGTATCTTCTAAATCATCATACCAGAGTTTTAGCTCATCATAACTTGCTTTTAATTCTGATAGATTTTTCATTTATTATTCCTTTGCCCGTTTATTAGCGGAGATGTCGAAAGCAACTTGCTCAATAAACTCTTGAGCCTGTTCTTCTGTTTCAAATTCTTTAATTTTTACACTAACCCCACTAGCAATAGAACCTAATACCATATAGCTGGTAACCTTATTTAAGTCTGTTCTATCTTTTTTAGGTTTAACAAACAAGGAACAAGCATTAATTAATTTTTTACTATCATCTGATAAAATGTACATCGAACAATTATCCTCCATCATCATCTTATTAACTTAAAAGTTTTTTATCTTCTTGAAATTCTCCATCAGCCATAGCAATTAAGGCACGACCAAGAGTTCTCATTACCGCTGGTTTAATAGCATCAACACCTAAGCCAGTGATTACTGCATCATTCATAGCTAACAATAAAGAAATTACTTCTACAACACTAGCTTCTTGAACTTGAACGTCAGAATCAACCTTCGCTTTATTATCCTCAATAGTCGCTTTTAGAGATACACTAAGTCCTTTTTCATTTTCTAATAATTTTTTCATATGCTTCCTCCTTTAGGTAAAATAACCTATCGCAATATGGTCTTGAGATAACTACAATATCGCTATTGTCTTGGTTAAAATAAGAATGAACTATTTTAAACCCCTTATCTGGTATTGTATTTACCACATCTAATTTAACACCATTTACAAGTGCATGGAATAAATCCTGACGTAATAAATAAGCAAATCCATCAATATGGGTTATACCTTCCTCAGCTTTTTTATACCAAGCATCTGAATTGACATTACGCTTAGATTCTACAGTAAATTTATGACCGTTAATTTCTACCTTAATATCTCCACGCATTTTCTCAACCATTTCATCATTAGCTAAAGCCTTAATGATATTTGCTGATTTTAAAGCACCAGACATAGGGACTAAATTAGACTCTAAGCCAATCTTATCAAACCAAGCAACTAATTCACGCTCTGCATTTCTGCCATTACGTCTATTACTTTTTCCACGTTTACTAGCAGTAGTTTGTTTTTTAACTTTCTTTTCTAACTTACGTGCTAATTTATTTTCCTCTTGTCTAGGAGATAATATTGATTTGTTTTTAGGTCTATATAAACCGTAATCATCACATATCCAGCATTGGTCTTTAGTAGTTAAACAGTTTTTAGATACCTTGCAACTCTTCATCTTCACCACTCAAAATTGCTAAGCCTAACAAACAATATACCACAATATCGTATAGACGCTCTTTAGCGTCAGGTAACAATGTACCATGTTGAAGTAGTGCTAAATCATGTTTATCTTTAAACTGCATACAAGACTTAAATGTACCATCTTGAGTAAGCTCTCCAAACTGTCGTTTAGCACTCTCTTTGAAAGCTGACAACACATCATTACCACTGGCATATTGTTTATTTTTCATCAAAAATAACTGACCAATCAATGTCAAATGATTAGCTGATAATGTGTCGAACTTATCTAAATTAATCGTTTTCATCTTTCTTCCCTTTATCACAAAACTTAGCTACATTACAATAGCGTTCACATTTCATTCCTCCCCAACATTCAGAATTACGGCATGGTGGAGGTAATGTATTTGTTGCTAAAGCGTCCGTGAGGTCTTTAGCTTTTTTCTTCATATACCTTTCAATCCATCTGTCACTAATTTTATTGATAGGGACTAAATAACCAGGACTTGTGATACCTCTTTGGTTAGCAATATATGTATTGCCGTCCCTAACGATTACCTCGCATACTAGGTTATTAACAGGTTTCTTTAATTCTTTTTCTATCTTCATGCGATAGTCGTTAAGCTGAATAGCGAGGTCTAACCTATGTTTTGCACCATCTGAGCGTATTTCATTTCTGAATTTAGGCTGACCCTTTTTAGCCCCAGTCTTGTAAACTTCGCCAGTTGGTACACGTTTTGTATATAATCCTAAAACCTTAGCTACTTTCCAAGACCCATAGGTTTTATTATCATACAGCGTACCTCCATTTTCAGACGAATAGTAATCAAATGCACCAGTTGATGTACCGTCATCAATTCTAACTTCCGAGATACCTTCATCGTCTGTATACTTTTCTAAGTAATCATGCACCTTAGTGCCGTGTAACATGAAGAGAGAATCCATAGGATTAATTGCATAATCCTGTGTAATCTTTAAATAATTTTCTCTAGTTCCTGCTAGTAGCTGAGTTGTACTTGGTGTACCAGTCCATTCTCTCTGGTCTGCTATAGCAATAAGAGTACGTTTAGAAAGGCACCTACCAGCTGGGCAATATAATTCTCCAGTATTTGGATTGATTTGCCCTTCTAACCTACATGCCGTTAAACACTCGTCTATATTAACCTCATGCCCGTCTGGGCAAATATACTTCGTATATGGCATTATATATCGTCTCCGTATATGAAAACACACTGTTCATGTTTAACTTGACTATATTCGTCACGCATGTTATCACGATAAGTATCGGCAATGTGACTGCGTAGTGGGTTATGGTTGTTGTAGATTTCTACCTGCACTACCATATCCAATGGATATTCCATCAGTTCGTTTATTAATTGTTTTACTGTCATATTATCACCTCTTGCCTATATTATACCATAAACCAATATTACTGTCAAGCAATTTCTTCTAATCTTGATGTATTAGAGTTATATTTTAATTCCATACGCATTGGTCCATATATACCATCACGAGCCTTTTCTACTTTCATACGAGTAATATTTTTCAATTCCTCTTGTTTCTGCAACGAAAGACCTGGTTCTTTCTCTGGTCTCCATAGCATAATAATAACGTCGCCACTAGCTTCAATATCGCCAGTCATACGAAGTAAATCCATAGTAGGCTCATTATATGTATTAGCTCCACGGTTTAATTGGCTGAGCATTACAAAGATAATATTTAATTCCTTTGCTATGCCTTTCATTTTTAAAGCCTGTTCCGAAGCCCCTTCGTATGTGTTAGCACCTTTGAGATACGTGAAATAGTCTACAGCCACAATATCAACTGGTCCACCTAAAGTATTTTTGCGGTTACAAGCTATGATACGAGCCTTTATATCATCGATTGATAGACCATTATCATCATAGATAACTAATCGTTCAGCTAATTTAGCTTCAACCTGCGCTATACGTTCATCTCCATTGAGTACTAAGTCTCTTACATCACGTAAAGGTATTTGTAAAATCTTAGCAATAATACGTTCCATTACTTTACCTTTAGACATTTCTAAAGAAAAGAAAATAGTTCGTGCTTTATTAGCTACTACTTGTCGCAAAATATACTCAATAAGCCAGTCTGTCTTACCAGATGAAGAGTACGCCCCAACAATCATCACATGAGATTTCACCATACCACCGATACAGTTATCTAAACACTTGAAATGTGTTTTATATTCGCCTCTAAGATATAGATTTTTTAAATCATCAATAGATTCTTGCGTAGTCGCCGCATTTTGCACGAGCTCATCAGTATCTTCTTGATAATTTTCGAAGAAATCCTTTAACTCAGAGAAATCTCTTTGCCAACGCTCACATAGCTTTTTAATTATATCAGCCTTAAATAGCGGATTACCTACAGTCTTCAAAAAGTTATGAGCTACATCATATTCCTCTTCAGAAGACTTGCAACTATCTAACATAAACCATAAAACATATTTATCAATATGTGTTTTTGGCAATGTATTTATGTCAATACCAGCTAATAATGCGTCATTTAAATCCTTGATACCGTCTGGTAATTCTAACACTCTGACTGTAGCACGTGGTAGAATTTCTTTGAAATAGTCACGTACACGTGGGACACGTTTAATACCTTCTACATCATTATCTGGGCAATATATAATAGTAGGAATTTTTCGTAAAGTCCGCTGTAATGTACGTAATTGGTCTCTATGTACCTCATTACCACAATATGCAACTGTTGATAAACCCATTTGATGTCCACTAATAGCGTCCATATACCCTTCTACTAGATATAATGTATCTTTTTTCTTTTGCTTAATTACTTTATCTAAGTTATATAACAAAGCAGATTTATCATACATTATATTGTTACGTGTATTGATGTATTTAGGACTACGGTCAAATTGCCTTTTAGCAATGGCAACAGGCTGACCATATTCATTATAGATAGGGATTACAAGACAATCTGAATCAAAACCTAATCTAAAATCATTTATTGTTTCATCTGTAAACCCACGCTTTTTTAAATACTCATGAATTTTAGGTAATTGTTTTACAGACCGTTCGATAATACGCTTACAGTCCTCTTCTACCTTAACAGATTTATTCCAATTTTCATCAGAGTCTAAATTAATATTACACTCTTGTGCTAATTTTTTTATAGCTACTGTACGGGATACATCCTCATAATCACTGACAAATTGTATAATATCTCCACCGCTTTCGCAAGCAAAGCAAAAATAACTATTTGTCTGAGGATATACTACTAAAGGTGTGCCCTCATCACTTCCATGAATTGGGCACTTACCTTCAAATAGAGAGCCTTTAGGTCTTAATTCTGTTGTTCTTCCGATATATTCTACTATGTCTATTTTTGTTTTTAACAGGTTTTCTACACTCAATCCTCTTTTACTCCTAACAGCTCTTCAATTTCAACGCATAAATCTTTAATGATTGCTACATAAACACCTTTACCAAGGTCGTTTTGTTTCTTAGATAGTGTAGCATAATCAATAATAGATGTCAAGCGTTTTAAAATCTCTTGTTTGTTATTCATAAATATCAACTCCTACAAATTCATTAAACTGTCAAATGAATAAGGGTTGACTACCTCATGTTTCTTTATGTTTTCCTCCTTAGTTTCTTTCCATCTTAATTCTGTTTGGTATGCTTTTGCCCTATCTATGATAGTCCACGGAGGAACTATATCTCGATTAGGCATTTCTAAAAGAAAGTCATATACTATATTAACAATATCAGGGTCTTGTTTAAAAAAGTATCCTCTTATACGCCAATAGTCTTGGCTTGGCTTTCCTCTTGTAAAAGCAGGTTTATCTGAACATTTTTTGAGATACAGTGTAACAACCTTTTGTAGTTTACCAGCATATGTCAATATATCACTCTCCTTTATAGCATATATTATATTTTCTTAATTATATAGAGTAGTCTATAATTTAACCTTATCTGTGGTCCCCATATACAAATAACCTTTTGATGTTTGTAATTTTACAAATGGAACCTTATCATCAGGCGTATTAGTTTTTGAAGTCATTACTATATAGCCATGTTCAATCAAGTCTCTTAAATGGCTAATAATAGCACTTTTTCTAATAATGCCAAGAGCTAGTAATTCTTTATGGGAAATAGGAGCCACTAGGACTCCTTTCACCATAATCCCTTTTCTTGATTTCTCATGTATATAACCATGAAAGATAGCAGATACGGCACCTAGCTCCTTAGCTACCTCCATTGAGATTACCATGGAGCATCCTCAGAACCTGCATTACCATGAGTTTCTACCCATTTCTTAGCCGCTTTTTTAATATCTGCTTTTTGTGCATTGTTAGATAACCATTGGATATAATCTAATGGAATATCACTAAAACGCTTGCCGTTATGTTTACCAAATGTAATTAATGGATTATCATCAGAAGTTGTATCATATTCATCGGAACCATTATCAAATCCAGTAACAGGAATATCTCCACTATCGTGAGCTGGTTGCGAAGGGTATTTTACATTAGCAGAGCCTTCTGGATAAGTGAATCCTTCTGGTAATGCCCAATCTGGTAACCGTGGAACTGTTTTAATTCGACCATAATCATCTGTATCAGCCCAAGTATCTCCAATACCATATAGGTATCGACCAATACCAAATTGTACTGCCGCCCTCTTCATAGCTCCAGATGCACCACCTTTAATGGCTTCAAAATCTGTAAGATTTGCAACATCAGAGCGTTGTACCATTTTAACATTACCTTCTTCATCTTCAATATGAAGAATTAATGTACACTTAAAACCTTTAAGGTCTGTTGTATTACCCTGTTTGTCGAGCTTAGATGTAACACCCATATCAATAGGAGCTAAACCCATTTCCCAATTAGCAGGACCTACAGCCTGGTCTAAGCGGTCCATAACAGCACGTGCAGTCACATACGCCAAAGCCTGTGTTTTACCGTTTTTTACAAAACGCTGTGGACGCCACTCAATATCATCTGGGTGGAATGGAGCTTGTAAAATTTTAAATACTTCTTGAATTTTTTCTTGATTCATAATATCTCCTTATATAAATCACAAAATAAAGGTAAACTATTCCTTTTAATTGTATTATACCATAATACTTATTATTTGTCAAGCTTTTTTTTAGCTGCAATGAAATCTTGTATTACTGTATTGTCCATTCTCATGATATAAACTTGACCTTTTTGTAGCAATTCAAACTTAGGTTCAAACATAACAGCCTTAATAGCACCTCTGGTAGGTGTATATATTTCTATAAAGCCCATAGGTTTACCTTTTTTTGTTCTATGTGCCTTGGTTTTAGTAACCAATGCTATAACATTTGTACTTCCATCTACTATGCTCGTATCGTATTCTTTAAATATATCAGTGAATGTGTAACGTAAAACATCATATTCCATTTCTCCATATGACTGTTCCTGTTCGCCAGAGTATTTAAACTCGCCTTTTGATTTACGCTTATCCTTTAACCAATCGACATATTCTAATAATTCCCACCTAGTTTTATCTGTATAATCATCACAAGCACCTGACTTGATAATGTTTTTAAGCATCGTTTTATTTAAGTGTAAATTATTTTCTAAGAATTGTAAAGCATTATTGGACGGTTTTATTTCAATGCGACCAACACCAGCAATGGTATTAAACCCCATAACAACAGTTCTGCCATTAGTGGTACATTGCATACTTCCTCTTAATAAATCTGGCCTTGAAACATTTACGTTAATTCTTTTACAGTGTTCTATAAAGAACACCAACTTATCACGTGATTGAGTATCTCTTGAGGCCATTTCTATCAATGATGCCATATACTCTGGAGTATAATGAGCTTTTAAATATGCTGTATACCACGCAAGAAGCCCATACGCCGCAGAATGACCTTTGTTAAATCCATAATTAGCAAAAGTGATAATCTCATCACATATTTCTTGCATAATTTCTTTAGGAATTCCATTTTCTAAACCCTTCTTAGCCATCTCATCTATAGCTGGTTGCATTTCATCAACAATTTTTCTACCAATAATACGTCTAAGATTATCGGCTTCACCATATGTATACCCACACAACTCACGAGCAATCTGTAGAATTTGTTCTTGGTATAAAATAATACCCTCTGTATCCTTCAGGATTGGTTCTAGCTTAGGGTGTAGATATGTAACTGGCTCTATGCCCTGTCTACGTCGCTCAAATACTTCAACCATACCAGAGTCTAGTGGTCCTGGTCTATGTAAAGCGACTGTATCAATAAGGTCTTCTACTTTAGAAGTATTAATAGCCTTAATAATATCGGTCATACCCTTAGATTCTATTTGGAAACACCCCTCTGTAAAACCAGCTCTTAACATACGTGATGTATAGTCATCTTGATACGGAATATCTCTAATAGATAAGTTATCTTTACCTACTTGTTTAATAGTCCAATCTATAATATCTAAGTTCTTTAACCCCAGAATATCAAGCTTCATAATTCCCTGTTTTTCTAATAAGTGGAAGTCTTGTGCCGCTGAGAATGAGTCTTTACTCTTTTCAATAGCACACCAATTTGAAACATCTTTAGGAAATACGACAACAGCAGAAGCATGCACACTATATTTTTCAATATGCCCATCGAATTTTTTAGCCAATTCTCTAAGCTTATCGTCTTTTACTTCATCTAACGTTTGTATCTTAGTTGAAATTTCATCTATAGCAGATGGTTCATAACCCAATGCTTTACCAGCCCTTTGAACAGATGATTTAGGTTGCATATAACTAATGGTTCTAATCTGATGAACAGTACCATACTTTTGTCTAATGTATTCTATAACTTCGCCACGTCGCTCAGAAGACACGTCGCACCTTAATACCCTATGTTACCATAGGGAGTAGACTATCTCTTCAACTATTTATAGTTGCCATGCACTTCGAGTAGTGATAAAATCTACTCTACAGGGCTACACTCATCACCCTTAGTCGTTACACCTTACTTCAAAATCACCAATTTTACGATATTTAGCCAAAGAAGAATATGAACCATTAAACTCCGTTTGATAGTATCTACAAGCACTGCTAACACTACCAAATGTTTTTATTAACTTATCTTTGTAATATAGCTTACAGGTTCTATAATTTCTAATTGGACCCATTGTTTTATAAGACCTGTGTATGTTTTTCTTTTGTGTTATCCATTGTAAATTGCTAAAATGGTTATTTTCTATATCTCCGTCAATATGGTCAACAACCAATGTGCAATCATCATTGGGGATATATGCCATTGCGACCAATCTACTAACAGTTGTCCTAAATCTTTTCCCATTTTTACACAACGAATAAATTGGGTATTTACTAGTTTTTCCATAAGACGGAGTTATAAACTGCTTCTTTTTATAACTCCACAGCCTTCCGTCTTCTGTAATTGCGTAAATCCCTTCGTAATTTGGTATATCTTTCGTATTATCACCCCCTGATATATAGGGTGATTTTGAAGTCTTGGCACGGTATTGTCCGCGTGGGAGTTCCACCGTTAGCACCATTTCTGGCACACCGTTTTTTCTTACGTTCACATGGTTTTACATCGACTATGTTGTTAATCGATATCTGGCAATGTTACACGTTCTGGATTTGCAAACCGTTCAAATACTAGGTTAAATCTGATTGGGTCTACTTCTGTAATACCCATAAGATACGCTACCAATGAACCACCTACTGAACCACGACCAGGACCAATAGGAATATTATTCTTCCTACAGAACTCTAGCATATCATAAATGATACACATATAATTTGTGTAATGACATTTATCTAATACTTCAAATTCATGCAGAGCTTGGTCTTTATATTGCTTCCAATTTGGTTTATTTCTTATACCAAGTCTCTTCCAACCTTCATTACATCTATCTTTGATAAATCTAAGCGGGTCTGGCGTGTCGAATTTTGGGAAGTTTTCTCCGCCCATAGGTATCTCGACATTACATTTGTCTATAATGTCAGATACATTTTGGAAGTATTTATCTGTATTAAATTTAAAGAACTCAGCCATTTCAGATTTACTCATCATATGATAATCGCCACTACCATAGTATTCACTATCTTCTGCTAGGCTTAACCATAGTCTATGTGTACTTGCATCTTCTGGCATTACATAGTGGCTATCACCAGTAATAATTACAGGAATATTATATTCCTTACCCAACGCAAATACCTTATCGTTGTATTCATATTGCTCTGGGAACTTATGCGGCTGAACCTCTAAATAGAAATCATCACCAAATATTTTATGTAGGTCATAAATCATATTATCTGGTCTTTCAGAACTTAAAACACCAGCAATACAAGCTGTACTACAAATAATACCTTCCTTGCATTCGTTAAGTATTTCAAAACCTAATCGTGGTTTTCGATAGAAATGTTCAGAAGCATATGTAGCTATTTTCATAAGGTTGCGGTAACCAGTTAAATCCTTACATAGTAACAATATATGGTACGTTTCGCCACCTTGTACATCTGGTTCTAGGCTTAAATATCCCTCATAACCTAGTATTGGTTTAATACCTTCCTTATTGCATTTGAGGTAAAATTCCATTAAACCAGTAGTAGTACCATGCTCTGTCATAGCTAATGCTGTATAACCTAATTCTTTTGCTCTTTTTATCTTGTCATCTATAGTGGCAAATCCATCAAATATTGAGTAATCACTATGGCTATGTAAATCACAGAAATGCATTATAACCTCCATTATAATCTATTACGTAATTCTCTATCTAATGTTAACAAAGCATTTTGTAATTTTGTTTCATCTACATATGGGATAATAGAAGATTTAACCATATCAATTGTGCTATCAACTTCTTTTTTCCTTTCGTTGTATGTCTCTTCTAAAATCTTATCTACAGAAAATGTCTTACCTACTTGATTTTTGCCTTGAGTGATAAGAAAAGCTTGTATAACTTTATAAGCACCATTAACTATTACGTCTAATATTTCTGTATTTTTCCCATATAGAATATATTTATCTTCTAAGACCTTAATTTCAGTAACTTCTGCTTCTTTTAATTTTTCGCCTATATCTACAGCTCTATCAAATATACGTAACATAATGTTCTCCTATTTTACATATAATATCTATATCTATATTTATCTGGTTTATTCGAGTTTTTTAAATCAGGTATACATGTCAACATATAAACAAATACCGTACCTACCATAAGAAATACGCCCGCATGCCCAGTTCTTATTCCATTAATATAATTTACTATAAAAGTAGATTCTATAATAAATAATATCCCCAGTACTGCGAAAAATGCTATTTTAAACATCATGGTTTTACTCCTTTCAATCCCTCTACTTTTCTACGAGCTACAATATATTGTTCTCCTAGGTCCCATATATCCATTTCTAACTCGCCTATTCTTCTTTCTGTTGGTGCGATTGAAGCTCTTAAAGATTTAACTTCTTCTCTTTTATTTTTCATATCATCTATGATGCTTTGCAGTTCTGTTTCCGCATCAACTAATTTTAACATCTTTTCTGCATATTTATTCATTTACTTTCTCCTTAAACATATCTGCTTCATATTCCCATTCAAATGATTTAATTATATCACTATCAATAGTTGTGCCACATGTCCAAATTGTTTTATTGGCATTGATACATGACATTACATACCTAACTTCTGATGTGATTTTTGCCATACTTGTACAATAACAATATAGAATTGCTGTTTTGTTACTTGTTAAATTGAATTTTAAAGTTAATTTATACATAGACCACCCTTAACTATAACAGTAATTTCACATACTATATAAAACAACCTAAAATACCTTATTTTCTTCTTTAGAAATATCTCCTAATTCATCTGTTAATTTTATAAATTCAGAAAATAAATCAATATTAATTTTCCGCAAATACATCATTATATTCTCATTGTGTTGCATTTTTGATTTAATAACTAGAATATCTTTTTGTATTTTTTCTTTTTTACTCATGTTAAATCTCCTTGTCTGCATCTACACTTGTATTATACCATACATCTTTTTGTTTGTCAAATACTTTTTATTCACTTCGTTCACATAATTACTTTGTCTAAAGACTGCGTAATTAATATTTGTTTTTATTTAATACTAATGATATAATTTAGGTAAAAGTAGATTATCTAAATCAGTAATACGTAGCAAACTTGTTTTGCGAGGATTACGTTCACCAAACACTTTTTGACGTATTTGGTTCACTTATTATCAACTAATGTTGATAATCTAATTTTTAACTTATAAAGAAATACTTCGAGTAGAGCTTTAGCTCGTAACGAGAATACGAACCAACTTGTTTGGTGAGTAGTTCTTATTGTTCATTCACTTCGCTCATGAAACACTTCGTGTATTCTTTTTATTTAATTTTATTTGGTGCTATCTACCTCTCTCTAAGTGCACTGCCCCCATGTTGGGGGGCTTGGTGTTTGTGCACCTTACGATGATTTCCGCTGTTGCGGACTAGCCTCGGTCTGCCGTTATCTAGCACCTTATCACTTAGGTTCTCATCGTCGCCACATCAGGACGGGGGTTCTTATGGATTCGAGGTAGCTGTACCGCTGAGCCTATAACGCCTATCACCACGCTCGCTAAACGGGTGCTGTTATTTATTTTACATCGGTTTTACCAGGACCTCGATGTTTGCATAATTGTATGCCACCATATGCTACGCTTGATTAGTGCGTTTTCTTTACTCTTACCTATCATACGTTTACTTCGTAGTGCCTTGGTTTGCCGTTCGGAAGTAACGCTATGCCGTATTCCAAGATAGGTTCGAGGTTCACTTATTTATTGCTTGTGAACAAAGCATTTTAATATACGAGAAGACTTGCACGGCTTGAATATACCCTTTTTAATGCAAAATACTTCTTTATTATTTTTTGTTAATTCTCCAAACTTACATACTGAGCATACCTCAATTTTTTCAGTTTGTCTAGTATGAGTTACTAAATGAACTCCAGTGCTTTTGTTGATTTTATATTTTCTTCTTGACATTTTGTCACCTCATTTCACTTTTCCTTGTCTGTATTATACCATAACGAAAATGGTTTGTCAAGTGAAAATTTGATGAAGTTTCGATGAAGTTTTTCTAATGTTTTATATTTTGATTATAGCATATGTTTTTCAATTTGTCAAGTACTTTTTTATGAAGATTTGATGAAGTTTTAAAATAGGCATAAAAAAAGAGGGGACATATTGTCCCCATTAATTTGTGTACATCTTTACAAGGTTATAACGTGCATAGTAGAAAGGTTCTTTGTCTACAAAGTCATATTTAGCCCCATATACAAATTTACCATTTTCTTTTTCTACACCAACTTGATGATGAAATTTACCTGCATGAAATTCTTCTTGTGCATATACATTTAATTCGTGTCGTTCTGGAACCTTTACATCAAATGTAACTTCTGATGTTTGATTCATGACGACTTTCCCATCCTCAAATTTTTGAGTTTCGTTTTGTTTTAGGTTAAATTGTTGTTTTTTACCATTAACTTTAACTGTAACTTTTGGTTGTTCAATATTAGTTTCTACGTCAGTATCTTCTTTAATACCATTAATAATTTCTTTTTTTACATATCCAACTGTTGTCTTGGTGTTTTGAGTACCTGTAAAATTCGTTATTTTGCCCATAGGAGGCGTTTTTATTTGGTTCTGGATAGTTTCCCTATGGAATAATCTATAACCACCATACAGGGCAAATATCGCAATTAAAAGCACAATTATAAAACCAATCAACCTTAGATTAGTCTTTACATAATTCTGGGTGATGTTGGAAATAAATTGCTTTACCACGTAGAATGTCACCTCCGTCTCCAGCTTCTTGAGGAATAGCTAGTAAGTCCCAACGCATGTCTGGGTCACTATCATGTATACTATAACCATCAATTTCTGCCCATTCAGCATGAGTTTTTACACGGTCATAATTAATATCCCATCCTTTAGCTTTACAAATAGCATTTACTACCATTGCCATTTTATCAACTTGGGCATCTGTTGGAGGTGCTGAACCCCATTGGATAGTACCATCTGCCCAAATGCTACCGTCACCCATACAAGATAAAGAAATACCAATATTACCAGTATTCCTGTGCCAAGTATGCTGACAAGTAACGTCAAGATTATCATAATCTGAATAAATAGTTCCATCTCCAAGGATATTAATATTATAATGTTCAGAGGTATTATCATACCAATTTGCCCCCCAATGGAGCGTAATGCTTTGTGCATTACATTGACTTGCCATGTATTCAATGTCATTAAGTGAATAAATCATTTAACCTCCCGTAAAAATGGAAGGGACCTCTTAATCGAGGTCCTCTTCAAATTCTTCCATATTATCAAACTTATCAGCGTTTTTAATTCTGTCTGCTTTGGAGCTGTATCTTTTTGCTTTTTCAATAGATGACGAATCTAAGTTCTTTTTAGCATCAGCAATATTTTTCTTAGTAATATTGTTAGCTTTTAGTTCCTCAGTAGTTACAGAACTAGGGTCATTAATGTATTTATTAATGATAGCCTTTTTGTGATTTTTTGATTCTTGTGAATTAATATAGTTAATTTGGCTAACATCAGCATCAACCGCATCAAGTATAGGTCTGAAACCAATACCTTTAAGAATACGTTCTTTATCACTATATTCTCTACCCTGTACACCTTTTTTCCAGTCTTGCTTGTGACCAGTAATTGCTTGATAGTAGTTAGCAAAGGCAGGTGATAAATCATGCCCCATAGATAATAGCATTCCATTAGAAGCATTATCGTTCTTAAATGATTCTACTAAGTTAGCTAAGGTACCAAATGTTGGACCAGCTAAACTATCTGTAGGAATCAAATCACCAATACCAATATTACGGCTAAAGTCAACGCCAAGTGTAGGTGCTGGAGAACCATACATAACTAATAATGCTAGTTTTTTCTTGGTATCGTCTCCACCTGCCCATTCCATTAATGATTCTTTGATTCTGTGTGAAATAGATTTATTACTAATCCATTCAGCTATAGTATCTGCGGCTGTCATACCAGGTACGCCCATAAGACCAGCCATTGCGATATAAGAACCAAAGAAACGAGCAATTTCTTTCTTGTTTCCACCTTTAATAACACTTGTCATAAATTCAAGTTCTTTGACTGGGTATTTTTTAAATTGTAATACCAATTTACCAAGCGTACCAAATCTAGTGAATAATTGAGAAGCATCTCTGTCATTATAGTCAAAGTTTGTATCTCTAACGAAATCAGAAGCGGCGTGTTCTGCTTCAGTTTGAGATTTACCTTCTGCTATTGCTTTCCTATAAGCAATAAGTGCGGCTACACGACGTGTATACTTATCAGTCCTATTAAACATATCCATAGACTTTTCAAATGCTTTACCTAATTTAACTTTGCCAACTTTAAGGTTATATAGACTTTTTCTATTTTTCAAAGACTGTGTTTCTAACGCAGTATCTTCTAGATTAAGACCTATACGGTTAAACATTTTTTGTTCAGAGAATGTGATATGAGCTCCAACTTTACCATGAGTAGTAGCATCACGCAATGCTTTTTGGAAGTCTTTACCATAACCAGCTTTTGTGCCAATATTTAGTAAAGCACCTAACTGAGCAATAGCGGCAGTAGGTCTAAACAAACCTAATTTAGCTATAGACACAGCTTCCATACTACGGTTCATTAAGTCAGTTGCGAATGTTTCTCCATATTGTTGTTTAATCCAGCTATCGCCAATAAGTTCATTAACTGTTCTATTAATGGCTTTATCGAATGTATTTGGAACGCCAACTACGCTAGATATAAACTTATGTAAAACGTCTTCTACGTCACGTCGAGCACCTTCGCCACCGATACCGAATTGAGAAGCATAGTCAGTCCCTATTTTGTCTCGGTAAAGTGCTGTTGCTTTATGATAGAACTCTTGAGCTGGAATAAAGTTAGCTTTATATCTTAAATAGTTTTCCATATTTTCAAATGTATTAGGGTTGGCACCTTTAGCATTCATTCTTGTATTATTATATTTATCTTTCTTTTGATTACCATATCCAATTAATAGATGGGCAATCATGTCTTGTCTTGTAATTACATTGCGTCTACGGAATAATTCATCAAGATTAGCAAATTTTAGTTCATCTTTTAAGGCTTTTGGGTTAATGTCTAAATCTTTTTGTTTATCTTTATCATTAATTAAATCCATAAGTTTTTCACGTGTTACGTGTTCTTTGTCGCCTATAAATTCATTAATGATTTTAGATACTTCTGGATATGAATGGGATATACGAGCAAAGCGTTTCTCTTGAGATTCACGGCTTTCGCCTTCATATACGATATCGTCATATGCTGATTCATTCGCACCGTCGTATACGTCTGAACCTGCATTATATTCGTCGTATTTAGGGTTACGTTCCGTAATAATTACACGAGTATCTCCATTTAGTTTAGCATCTTTAACCCAATTTTCTGCATCTTTATAGGTATGGAATGATGCAATTTTTTCACGTTGTTCGTATTGGTTGCCGTCTTCGTCTACATTATCTTTAACAATATATACTCCATATTTACTATGAAGCATAGGAATGTGAGCCCATAGTCGTCTAGGCTTATAGTCAGGGTCAGCACCAGCGGTTCTCCATGCTTTAACAGATAATTCAAATACTTTATTATCTAGTTTTCTCCAGTCATTATATGCTTTGACAACTTTAGTATTATATCCCTTAGACTTCATTATACTGTCACGTAATGGTTGAGCGGCTTTTTCAGCTTCATCAAATGTATTAAATGTACGTAGTGCGTGGTCGCTACCAAATACTCGGAAGTTTCCATCTTTATAGTCCATAAATACATTCTTACCAGCTTTCTTTAATTCACTGTAAAGATTTTTAGCGTCGATTTCGTCTTTAAATTCTCTAAATATATCATCGTGTTTTAAGTTGATATATAACTCTTTATCTTTTAGCATTACACTAGCTGGTTGTACAAACTCTCTACCTAAGTCAGTAACTTCTTTGGCTAATTTATTAAATTGAGGAATATTTTCCTCACCTAAGTTAGTTTTAATTTTATCTAATGCTTTGACGAAGTTCTTTTGTAATTTGTTCTGTTTAACTGCTGTCTCCTCTGCCCAGTAGATAATTGGTTTCATTTGAGGAATATATTTTTCAATAAACTTAGTTGGTGAAGCTAACCATTTTTTAATATCATAACCAGAGATATTACCTTCTTTTGCATCACGTGCTTCAAATTCTATGTTGTCATGTTTCTTATTGAACTCATTAATCAGTGTATTGAGAGAACCTACAGCTCTTTCCATGATATTTGGTTGTTGAGTTTCAGTACCAGTTTGATTATATGTATCTGTGGATACATCTTCTTTTCTTTTGTTTTGTAATATACGTGTAGCAGTTCTAAATAATGCACTTGTATGTGCAGGAGACAAATCATTTTGTAGAGTATACGCCATAGTTTCTTCGAGGTTAATTAATTTATCTGCATAGATTGCTCGTAATAAACTATCACGTTCATCTAATCCGAACTTTTTATCAATCTCATTTGCAGTCCATAGTAAAGGTAAAAGCTTATTACTTTTATCTTCTACATTCATTACTGGGTCTGTAATAATGTCTTCTACTGCATCTTTCAAACCAACACTATCTTCAAATAGAGTATCTTCTGTTATAGTGTTTAGGCGTTCTTCTGCAAGGTTCCATTCTCGAAGAAGTTTTTCGTCCCCCATTTTGCATTGGAGCGTGGAATCCTTTCCTTGAACCATGCTTTGATTTCTGGAATTGTCTTGAATTGTTTGTTCTTGTGGTTGAGACTCTCTCCGTTGACCACTTTCTCCCACGCTAGAGTCTTCCAACTCTTGACTGTTGAGTTGAAGTCCTTCTGTGCCACGTCCATTAGGCACACTTTCGCTACTTGTATTGCTACTTGTAGTGGAGTTATTTCCTGTTTGTCCTTGAACTGAGCGAGTTTCTCCTTCATTTGTTGAAGTTGATTCTTTGGACATTTCATTTGTATGAGAGTCTGCTCGATTACTTTGTTTGTAGGCATTGATTTCTCCCTTAATATAATTAGCCATATCCACAGCAAATTTAATAGCACCCTCTGATGATTTTTGATTTAGCAAAACATCTCGCAAGGCAGAGTGGATTAATTCATGTTGGAATGATGTACTGGTAACATTAATTCTATCTTCTGGTAAATAGATTGTATCTGTCTTAGGCATGTACATTGGGACAGTGCCTTTTTTAGTTACTTGGATAGTAATATCTTTTCCATTAGTTAGATATTCTTTGACATCATTGTAGGCGTCTCCTAGTCTATTTTCAAGACCTTTGTGTAAGGTTGATTCTTGTTGTTCGTTAGCTAGTTTAAACGTATTATAATTCTTAGATGTAGGTGCGTTGAAATCTTCTTCAGAACCTAATTGATAGATACCATAATCTGGAATACTATCTTCTGCTTCTACTTCTTCAACCTTAGTTGGGTAGAATAATGTAGCACCGTCATCATACTCAGCAGAGCTATAGCTTTCACCAGTCAATTCAGCTAAACGCTTCTTGACATTTTTCTTTTTAGTAGCCATATCGTAACCTTCGTTGCCGTTTTTCTCATATGAGTATTTAAGCCACATAGCAAAAGAACCAGTGTCATTATCTGCTAGGATTGCTTTAATTAAGTCGCCCCTAGCTTTGTAAAGGTTTACATTAACCTTACCAGTTTTACTTTTTGTACTATCAGTAATATCTGTAAATGTTAAATAGCTTAGATAGATATCAGATGTGAATTCTACATACCCATCTTTTTTAACAATATTTTCAGGTTCACCAATACCGACTTCTTGCAAATATTCGTTAAAACTTTCTTCGTTGTCATTGTTAATTTTGACTTTAAACTTGAATTGACCTCCACCAAGAGGTTTTACGCTATCACTTACAACATCATAAACAATTTCTTTACCGTTGTTTTTACGATTATCAACTTTTACTTCACGTTTGACTTCTTTCTTTTTACCTTCAAGTTCGCCAGAAAAATATTTCTTAGCAAAGTTAATTAGAGTGTCACGTTCTTTAAACTTAAATGGTGTAAGTGCTTTTGTACCGCCGAACATTAATTCATTACGTCTATTTCTAACTTCATTACCTTCAGTACCAAATGATTCTTTAGGGAAAGAACCAGCGATAGCTGATGCTAGGTTTTTAACTAACATAGGCTTTTCTTTTAAAGCATTTTCTTCGCTATCATACATGTCAATCATATGTTCGTATTCATGTATAAGCATTGCTTTAATATGACGAGAGCGTTCACCATCTTCAAAGTTAGACTCAGAGCCAATTTCTTTAGCAATCCAGCGTTTTAAACCACTGTCTAAATCAGAGTTGTTACGAAGTAGAGCTAGAGATAAGTATTGTGGGTGTACTATCTCTTTATTCTCGTGTTTTTTAAGGAACTCACGTCTGCTTTCAACTTTGTTTTTAGGAATAGTAAATTTGTAGTTACTTTCCTCAGTAAAGTGAGTGTTACGGAATTTCTCAATTTGGCGTTCAATGGATTTAACTTCTGTGTTGTAGTCAGAGTCAGACATTCTTTCTTTAGAAAGGCGTTTCTTAAATGTTTCTAATCTATCTTGTAAGATTTGTGCATCACGTTCACGACCTTCATCACTACGGTCACGACTAATTAGCTCACCTTTATTATTAGTGTTATATTTAATTTTTTCACTAAGTTTTTTGTACTTTTCTTTTTCTTTGCCATTTGCTTCTTTAGACAATTGATTTAGAATATCTCTGGCTTGTTTAGGTTTGATTTCTCCAACCATAACTGCCTTGGCAAGTACATTTGCCTCGTCTTGTTTGTTAAGTTGTTGAACCTCTTTAGGTTCAGCCTTTTTTATATTTTTTACAGGAGTTTGTTTTACTTCTATTTTAGGTTCTGCATGTTGAGTCTCTTCTACTACAGGCTTTACTGGCACAGTTGGCTCAATTACTTTAATACGAGAACCATCTTTATTAAACTTAGGTGCTGGTTGACCTTGATATTTTGATGACGCTGTATCAGTACTTTCTGACTTTTGTAGTTTTAACGATTTTAATTTAATAGCACGTTGTTCTCTATCAGCTCTACGAGTATCTAATTGTTCATTTGTTAGGTTATTAAACCCTTTATGTCTATCTTCATATGGGATAGGTCCAGTAGGTTTTTCCTTTACAGCCTTTTCTTTTTGTATAGTTGGCTCTATTTTAGACAAAGCCTTAGCTTTAATTTCTTCAGATTTGTCTGGGTTTTTAGCTATTTTATCGCTTAAACTACCTTTTTTATATTTTGGTTTAATATATTGAACCTTAGCAGTTTTAGGAGCTTCAGTATTTTGTTTGGCAATAGTTTGTTCTTCTTTTTTATTCCCATACACAGCTTCATTGATACGATTATATAATTTACGGTTTTTGTTTTTAAATTCTTTATATTTATCGTAACGGTAAATAGGTTTACCACGTTTACCTTGGTCTATAATACTATCGGCAATCATATTATTAATTTGCTCGATTTTAGCAGAATTACGAGGGTCCTTAGCGTCATATTTACGTGTAGCTTCTGCGTATGTAGCGTTAGCTTTCTGCACTTCTACATTTTCTTTGCTAAGTTTTTTAAGCTCTTCTTTATTGTATCCACGGTTTCTAATACCATCATCAATGGACTTAATATGGGCTTTAATATTATTCATTTCTTCTTTTGAGTAGTTATTATTATTAATACCAGCGTCAGAAAGGTATTTTTCTAATGACTTAGTTCTCTTACCAGATTTAATATCCTCTTTACGTTGTTTCATCGCATTGTGAATACGATAACCAGTTTCTTCTGATTTTTTCTTACCTAGAGTTTTATCTAGGAAAGGTTTATTAATGGAATCATCATATCTAGTAGAATATGTATTACGACGTCGTGTATCAGCTCTACGTCTATTTAATTCCGCATTTTTACGTTGATTTTCTACAGTCTTATCTTCTATAGCGTCAGCTACAGCATTATAGTTTGAACGAATAGGATTTTCAGATAGTAAATCATTCTTTTGGGCGTCTGTTAGATTTAATCCAACGGATTCTGCACGTCTGATTAATTCAGAACCAGGTATAGATGTATCTTGTTTTGGAGATTTTGCTTGTAATGCCTTAACAGTTTCTTTAGAAGCTTCATGTGCTTCTTTAGGAGTCAAACCAGCATTTACAAAATCTTCCATAAAGTCGTTAGCTCGAAGAGTAGTTGGAGCTTTATTTTCGTCAATTTGATTATCCCAAAGGTCATTAATACGAGCTACAGTATCTTGAACTGCTTGAGATTTAGCGTCAATTTCGTCATTAGTGTATTTACCACGAGCAAATCGTTTGCCCATAGTTTCAAATACGTTATCAAAGTCCCCACGTTCTGGTTGTACGAATGCTTCTGGTGTAACACTGCCTAAGTCTATACTGTCATTTGGCATAGCTCCAACAGCAGGTAAATCTTCGATTTCACCAACAACTGGTTGGGATTGGATATCTTCTTGTGGCTGTACTTGAGGTTGAATGTTTGTATCTACAGTATCAGCATTGACATTTGTATTTGCTCTATTAGCTAAATACCCACGTGCTGATTGTACTCCACCAGTAATACCACCTAGCATAGCTGAACCGATAGCGGCATCGTATGCTTGGTCTTTCATATCTTGAGTCCATGTGAATGGGTCATAGATATGTGTATTAGCATATGCCTCATTACCTAGTGCTTGTTCTTGAATTTGTGTTTGCCATGCTTCGGTTAAACCTTCACCAGCGGCACCAATCATAGCATTACCAGCCCATGCCCCAGCAGTTTTAGCTAATACTTTACCACCAGCACCAACTGCCATAGCACCAGAAATACCTTTCATGCCACGTCCTAACATAGCACGGTCAGATGCATAGTTAATAACAGCAGGAGCCCAACCTTCATCTAAGGCTTCATTACTAGCATTCCATGCATCTTCATGACTCATACCACGACTTAAACCAGTCATGTATGTATCACCAGCGTTAGATACGTTTTCGATGAGACCACCAGCGGCAATAGCACCAGCCGTTTTAGCGGCTTTACCAGCGTATTGTAGTGCACGAGTTCCTTTATATAAATTATATAAGCCTTTACCTACACCACTTACCGCACCTACGATAGCACCAGCGGCTGTACCTTCAGGACCTACAACAGTACCAATAGCTGCATCCATAGCGGCTGTAGCGGCTACATCTGCGGCGATACTAGGTACAGATGAACCTAGAGCTGATGCGGCTTGGTTAGCACCATACCACATGATGCCATCGCTATCTTGAGTCCCAGTATAAGCATTACGAGCGGCAATATCACCCATTTTGTTTGCCGCCCATGTTGCATTATTATTTACCCAGTCGTAACCGTTCTCCTTAGACCAACCAGCAACTTCGCCGAATAGCCCACCCATAGACCCAGCAAAACCAGATTGAAAGCTATCAATAAGCCCATCATTTTCATTTGGGATGTAACCTGACTGGTCTAATGCTTGCTTATATTTATAAGCGTTATATTGAGGACCATAGGCAACACGGAAATAGTCGTTACCATATAGTTGACCTAAAGTAGGCATTTAATCACCCCTTCTTTTCAAACATTTTTTGTACGTCTGGATTTACTGAATAGTCTAATTTGTTACCAGATGCAGATTGTTGCATATGTCTGATAGCGTATTCATAATCGTTAATTTGACGACGTAATACTTGTTGAGCATATGGGGTAGCTTGTGCAGATGATAATTTAAGTGCTACATCTTCCATCGCTCTATTTAAGCTATCAACGTCACCTTGTGAGAACTCTGGTTTGTCTGATAATTCTTGTAACAGACCAGACATAGGTTCTATAATTTTATCAACGGATTTATCACTTGACAATAATCCTGTAGAACTACCAGAACCGCCAGACCTACCACTAGCTCTAGCTTCAGCTATTGCTAATTGCTGTGCTAATTTATCATTTGTCATTTCACGAGTAAAGTCACGTTGTAATTGTGCTTGTTGTGCCTTGAAAGCTCGTTCGTCTGCAAGTTGTTGGTCTTGTCTAGCAAAGCTAGTTGCCATTTTAGCCATATCATTTTGGCTCATATATCTATTAGCCATAGGGTCTAATTTCACACCCAACATAGAGCCTAGGCTTGCTAGCATACCAGCATTAGAGCTGTTCTTACTATTAGCAATCATTTGTGCTAATTCGCCAGCACCAGTTAATTGAGTAGCTTTGTTTTGCATCTTAGCTTGCTCTTGTGCTTGAGCTATAGCTGATTGCATTAATTGTTTATCGCTTTGAGCATAGAACGGAGCCGCCCATCTACCTCTAGCCGTGTGACTTGCTTGTCGCGCGAGTGCACTACGTAAAGCCTCATCACTAGCAGATGCTATATTTTGTTGTGGTGCATTCAAAATACCCATAACCTTAGCAAAATCAATTTTTTCATTTGGGTCGTCTAGTTGGAACATAGAACGTAGGTTAATAGGGTTTTTACCATTAGCTTGCGTGTAATTAGCTTGGATAGAATTATCTAACCCACCACCAATACTTTTTACGTAGTTACGTGTTTCGTCAATAGGAATGGAATCTGGTGAGCCGTCCCATCCATTACTAATCCATGAATCTACATTACCAGGACCAGCATTATAAGCGGCTAAAGCCTTATTAAGATTACCACCATATCTTTGTAATTGTTGAGCGATATATTTAGCTCCGCCCATAGCACTTTGATATGGATTTGTCATGTCCTCTATACCCAATTCTCTTGCGGTATCAGGCATAGTTTGAAATAAGCCAGTAGCACCTGCTTCACTTTGTGCTGATGGGTTAAACCCACTTTCTTGATTTGCTATTCTAGCGAGTAGAGGTAGACTTACACCAGTCGCATTAGAGGCTTGTATAATAGCATCCTGTACATTAGGTGACACATCACCATATTGTGACCAGTCCATTATATCCCCCCTAACCTAAAAGTCCTGGCATACCTAATTTATATTTATTGTAATCTTGATAGTCACTATCGTGGAATTTCTTGCCTTGATTAAATCTATCAAAATTGCCCCAGTATTCTTGTTGTTTTAATAGACCATCTTGAATTTGAGCCATATTATCTCTTGTAATAGCTGGTCCATTATATCCCATAGCACCTAGTTTAGCTGTTGCTTCATTCCATGCATTGGAATCATCTTTACCAATAGAATTCATTGACTTCACTTGGTTAAACAAACCTTGCATTTTACCAGCTTGGTCTGATGCAAGTTCGCTGTTAAAGTTTTTAGCCTCACCACGAGCTAATCTATTATCGGCAAGTAGCCCAAGACCACCTGCTAAGGCACTACCAAATTGATACCAAGGGTCAGTCTGTGGGTTATAAGGAATAACCTGCATTTAAATCCTCCTCATTAAAACCTTCTACTACGATACCATTCGCATAGAATAAATTAGAGCCTGTACACACTAATTCATATACAGGTACGATTCGACCGCCTGTAAAGCCTGTGATATGTTCAAACCCACTATCTGTTAATATTTCCATACCAACGTCTAATTCGTCGATTGCTTTAAGACCTTCACGTGTCCAGACTGTTTGAGTATGTGTAGTTTCAACTTGGTGATTATCTGTCATTACCACCATGGTTTCATGTTCACCACAGTTCACAACTTCTAATACCTTCTCGATGCCATCTTTAGATACTACAATATCATCAACTTGAACTTCATTGATAGGAATATATCCATAATCAGTTTCGATGGTCACATCTTCTGGGAAACAAGCTAAGTATGAACCGATACCAGACATTAAACCACCGAAGAAACCAGAACCTTTTTGAGTCACATAGCCACGACCATTATTAAGTTGACCAGTAGATTGAAGAGCTTCTGTATTTGACCTATTTTGTCCTTGAGCCAACTGTAAATATTGCTCAGGATTGCCAAAGGAATATTTATTAGCCTTATGTGCCAACTCCATAGGGTTCTGTGCAAATTGATATTTCTGGTCAAGCAAACCACTTTGTGTTTTAATGTCGTCAGTATAATCTTTAGACATCTGTGCCGCCATGTTCTTCTGCATGTCGTTAGTTGCTGTATTGAATCGTGAACTATCTACGATACCTTTCTTAGCCATAGCTGATAATTGCTGACCCATTGTATTTTCGTATATACGATTAAAGTAGTCCGTCTTAGCATCAGCATATGCTTGAGGTAATTTACCAGTTGCTAATTCTGACTGTTCTTTCCGTATTCCATCTAGGTCATTAACTGTTCTATCATAGATTGATTGCCAATCTGGATTCACTACGTTATCTAAGAGTTGCGTACCACGTGATACTAGCTTATCAATACTAGGTTGTATCGAAGCTAGGTATATTTGTTGCTGTCTTAGAAGCTGTTTTTCCTCTTCGGATAGAGGGCGTTCATGATAGCTAGAACCGCCTTTTTTACCCATTAATTAACCTCCCTTACGAAGTAATATTGCCATTGTCCACCTAAGAATTTTTTCTCTTTAAGTGTGCTTTTTGTTAATCTGGCATAAGCTTTTGGGTTATGAGGGGTAATAGTAGATACCCCTTTTAGCCCTAGTCTTTTTGCATAGGCTTCCATTGTAGGAAAAGCCTTATTAAAATTTATGCTCACAGGACCGCACTCTAAATATTCGCCACATACGCCGTATGTAAAGAAAGAGCCGTCCTCAAATATATGAATAAAAGGATACCATTCTGGGTCCCAATCCGCCCAGAAATTACCCATTTTCTTATTGTATTTTTCTATCCACTTGATAATATCTTCATCTGTTGCCATATAACCTCCTATGAGCCGTATGGGCTACCACCTGAAGAATTAATATTTTTTAGGAAATCATCATGCGATGACCGTTTTTTAGCACCAAATCCGCTCCTACGTCTACCAGAAGATGCGGAATTTTGAGATACCATAGATTCTCGTTCCATTACAATATCAAATGAAACAAATTTAAATACAAGGTTTGTATCAGTCTCAAATTTAAATTGCAATTTATTGGAACGTATCTGCGTTTTAAATTCCTTGGTTTCATCGCTAGGTTCCCATGTATGATGCATAGTTATTTTATTAACAGAAATATCGGCTGTACCAGACACGTCAGATAAGACATCAATATATGTACGGTATACGTTCATGTCATGAGTATCTCTAATTTCTCCACTGAGAATTTCCTGATGTATAGCCTGACCATTGTCAGTCTTATTATTCCAGGACAGTTCATAGATTTTGCCAACAGCATCAGACTCATTCATTGACACTAAAGTATGGTATCTATTTTCACAGATTGATGTGATGTTATGCTGAAATGTCCACTTTGTGAACGCTTTTAGCCCATAATGATATACATATACCGTGTTTCTACTATCTCCGCTTACTATTAATTGTTTAGTCCGACGTAGGTCAGAAATTACAGGACTGTCAAGGCGTCGCTTAATATGCGGATTGCACTTTTCCCCAATATCTTTTGGCTCAAAATTAGCATATGACATTGAAGTGGCATAGCTTTTTAAACCAGTTGTAGACATAAACACAACGTCTTTACCTAAGTTAGTGCAAGCATGGCGAGAAATAAAATCTGATTTACTACCTAGTAGCATGATGTTCCAATCGCTAGGCTCATTTTGTACCGTATATATTAGACCATTAGTTTTAAATACTAATAAGTCTGTAGCGAGTTCTGCTACTCCTACAATATCGCCACCATCTTTGTATCCGACATTTACGTCTTTACGTGCGGAATCGTCATTTGAGTTTTCGTGCCAGTCCTCATCGTTACCAATGGCAGAATATATTAGTAAATCTTGACCAGATTTTGAAACTACAACACGCCCAGACCTAACAAATACAATGTCTGCGTCTGGAGATTGTGAGATTTCCGCCAGTGATTGATAATTATATTTCTGTAACTTAGAACCGCTGGCAATAAGTAGGTTGCCACCGAATTTAGTGCACGTTGGTCGTTCAGCTGTTCCGTTTAGATTCCCAATATATTGAGGTGTTTTACCAAATTCATATCGGTAGATTTTCTTATTTTTTAAAAAAATAAAGAAATCATTCATTTCATAATCGTTGTATATATAAGTAATAGCTGAATCAAAAGTGTATAATGGGTTACCTAAACCTCTACGAGTACGTAGTTTATCACCTTCTACGTCGAATTCAAAATTTTCTAGATTAACGCATTCGTTTTCTTTTAGAAACTCTGGTGATTTAGCAACGTTCATACCGCCAGTTAAATCCACAAGAGTTACCGTTTGTATTTTTTGGGTTTTACCAACTTTCTTAGCCATTTATACCCCCAATCCATATTGTTGTAATATAGTTTCGTATTTTGCAGGCAATTCGCTTCTTCCAATAATATAATCGCTTAGCATACTCCAATCAGTTGCTGATTTATAGGACTCTTTAGTACTATCTGGGACTACAAAGTATGTTTTCCTATCATCGCTACGTTGGTTGTGTTGTCTAATATTATTTGCGTCATACAATGGAGGTGGATTAGCGTTTGTAATTACTACGTATACTGGCTTAGTTTCTCCTCCATAGTTTTTTGAAACACGTGTACCAATAGCCTTTGGTAAATTACCACCTAAATAAATTAGCTCAACACGTGTCATTGCTAAAAATGCATCTTCATATAAGTTCTTAATTTTTGGTAATATAACAAATTTAGTCGATTGGTTATAATACAGTCCGTTATATTCCATTTGTTCCAGATTAGGTAAATAGATAGTTTCTGGTGCCTCATTGGAAAATGGGAATAAACCCCTACATAATTTAAGATTAGGTAGTTTTAGTGTTTTACACTTTCCTCCTTCTAATAAACGTGCACGCATAGTTACTAAATTTGGCATATCTACTGTATCAACCGAGGCATAGCTCGCTAAACCAACCCAAGGTAATTGAGTTCCATCGTACTTCAATGTTTTAATAGATGCTCTTGTCAAATAATTATCGGGAATATTACCATCACTTGGTATGGTAAAATCCACTGCTAGTTCAAAATTAAGATATTTTTTTATAATCTCATCTGGATTACCTTCACTCGCTTGATTTAATTTTGTAGCCAATGTGTTCAATAAGTTGCCATCTTTTACGTCGTCTTCTGTCGAACCTTTTTGTTTAAGCATAGACTTCAATTGTGATATAATATAACTCATAGATTTATTGTCTTTTTTGAGCCGTAAAACACTATTGCCAATAGAGTTGAGTGTCGCTGTAATTTGGTCGATTATCATTTTTGTAACTCCTCATTGATTCTATTAAGCTCATCTAAAATAGGTCTGAGAGATGTTTCTAAATTAGTTGTTATTTGAGTTTGTAGTGTATTAGTGTCTATCATAGGACCAGTATCACCTTTAGGTCCAGGGTCACCTTTTGGTCCAGTTAATCCTTGATTCCCTTGGATGCCTTGTGGACCTTGTGGTCCTGGTAAGCCACGTTCACCTTGTAAACCTTGGTCACCTTTAGGTCCTTGTATATTGCCAAGACTTTTAACTTGTGTATTTCCATTTGCGATAATAGAGGCAGACAGATTACCATTAACCAACTTAAATTCGATTGTAGGTGTTTCCCCTTTGTCTCCTTTAGGACCAACATCACCTTTAATACCTTTTTCCCCAGTTAAGCCTTGTGGACCTTGTGGTCCCATAGGACCCATAAGACCAGTTTCACCACGTGGACCTGGTAAACCTTGAGGACCGATAGGACCTTGTGGTCCAATAGGACCAGTTAACCCTGTAGGACCTTGCTGACCAGTCAACCCTGTAGGACCTTGCGGACCAATATCACCTTTAGGACCTTTAATATTACCTAATTGACTAGATTGATTGGTTGGTGGGCTTTGGATATATGTGACATCGACGCTTAGATTTCCATTATTATCTAAATTAAATGATAAATTAGGAGTTTCTCCAGCGTCTCCTTTAGGACCAGTATCACCTTTTAATCCTTGACTAATTGTGGTATTAGTTTTTACAGTTGTGATAGTTGCTTTCATTTTATTTGGTATTGTTGCATCCATTATTCAGCACCTTCTCTCTGTTTATAACTACCTAATTCAGAGTTGTACTTGGAATTGATTAACTTGTTTGCTATTTGCGTAGCTGGTCCACCACCAGTAGCCATTGCGGCTAATGTTTCGAAATGTCCCCATGTCATATCAAAATATACCAAAAATATAGTGACAAAAACAAATAGCAAGACAAATGTGAATGCGATTACACGTGTAAGGCTTAATCCGCCATTTTCATATAAAAGCATTTGAAGAATATGTTTCATGGTCTTATAAACTCCTTTATAAATTTTAAAAAATTTACTAGGGAAGGATACCATACAAAAGCTGTTGCGTCTATTTGGTTAAGTTTTTCAACAATAGAGCATACTTCAGATACAAACGGTATTAGCATGAATAATACCGAGAGCATATAATCCACACGGAACCCATATATTGATACATCTGGCAATGACCAAGATGCCGCAGCCAACGTAAAGAATATAGGGTATGTGAATGCCACTTTATTAAATAATGACATCCTAAATTTCTTGCTAATCAAGAATCTTTTTCGTTTACCGTTAGGTAATTCTAAAGAACCCCATCCGAACCATAATGCGGTAATAACATACCGTATTGTATTCGGTTTCTTTCTAGCTTTATTAAATTCGATAATTTCAATAATAAAGCGTAGGGTAATATCTATAAATAGCAAAAAACAGGTAGCCATAATGACTACCATAATATCATCAACTGCACTTAATGGAGTGTTGTGGTATAGTAGTCCGTATACAAAAGCACCAGTGCTTACGTCATAAGGTTGTACAGGAGGAGGGGGTAAAAATCTTTCTACCATTAAATACCTTCCTCCCATGTTACACTAGGACTAACAAAGACATATCCATTAGCAATACGTGTGATATAACCGTTTTTATCTTTCATAATAATATCATATGTATATTGAGTTAATTCAGAAAAGTTTTCTCCGTCAATATTCAGTTTAGAGCCATCTGCATTGACAAAATGTACCTCAACAATACCTTTAACTGCATCTACAATTTTTGTTTTGCCTTCAAAAATAGTATCTGTCGATGTTGCTGACTCTTTTACTTTGCATTTGAATAGGCAACCAGTAATATCTACTGGTCGCCCATCTTCTGCTGTAATATTGACTTGGAAAAATGTATCATCACCCTTATTGATATTAATATCCATTTGAGGTGTAATAAATTTTCCTTTTGCCATATATTACTCCTTATACATTAACCCAAGTTTTAGAATTAAAGTTAAATTTCTTAGTTTTGTCGGAGTTGTATACTGTCAACCAAGAAACAATACCATCTGCAAGTGCTTCCACATCACTAGCTTCGCTAAGAACAAAGTCACAATCACCTTGAGGTAAACTAAATTTGTCCCAACGCATTTCTTTTGTTAATGCTAATTTAGGGGCATTAACATGCTCTAAGCTAGATAAATTAAGTGGTCCTTTAATCCAAGAAGTACATTCTGGCAAATTAATTGTTTTATAACCAGAGAAAGTAATTGCATTTTCTTCTACAGTTGTTACTTTAGGTAAATCTAAAGTTTCTACACCATAAATATTGTAGTATTGGTATGCCTTAGCTACAGTAGTTACATTAATATCTGGAGTGATACGATATGTTTCTACACGAGAACCAGTCATATCAAGATAGTCAATAACTAGAGTTTCAGTACCAAATGGTTCAGGTAATGCTAAAGATGCGGCACCACCAATTATTTCTGTTTTAGTATTTTCTTGACCGCTGAGCATTACGAAGAAATGAGATTCACCGTATACATATACGCTTGTGTCGCCAGCACTAGGTTGGTTGAAGGAGAATGCAGACGGTACACGAGGCATTGGTTTGCCTAGGTTATCAATGATAGCGTGCAGGATACTTTCTAAATCTTCAGTAGCGTACACATTTTGACGTTTTAAATACTCTGCTACATTTGGATACTTAGTGTTGTCTACACTATCTCCTTTAGGACCTTGAGGTCCTTGTGGACCAATAGGACCAGCGGGACCTTCTGGACCTTGCGGACCACGAAAACCTTCTGGTAAAGAACCAAATGTGATGTGTAAGTTTTGTGTTTCAGCCATAATAGCCTCCTATGTTTGAAATAAAATTAAAACTACCTTTACTTTAAAGGTAAATTTATTGTTTGGGTCATTTTGCCAAGTGAGTGATGCGAAAACGCGATGTGACGAGTCAATTGCAATGTAAGGTTGTTTGCTACCGCCTGGCAAAAACCATGATAATTCTGGTTTTACAACGCTTTTCTTTGGTGTGTTCACAAATCCTGTAATATGCATAGGTAAAGCTACACACTTATCCCATGTGTACCCTTGTGGAAGATAAATAGTATCTCCATGATTGTATTCTTGTATTATGATTTCGGCATTTCTAATGTGGAATCCTGCTTGGTAAATGCTTTCGGCATCAATACGAGAGCCACTAATAGTAACACCAGTTAAGTTAGCACCTCTAATATTACCACTTTTATCAATAATAAATGAGTTATCAGCACTATGTATGCTACTAGCTACAACCTCACCAGACTCTACTTTACCAAGTTTACCACTAATAGCTGCTAGTTCATTAACTACTAACTTATCTGATGTAATTGTCTTACTCTCAATATTATCGCCAGTGATACTCCTAGCTTTAATATTATCTCCAGATATTGTATTAGCGGCAATCCTATCGCCAGTTAATGTTCCAGTTTTAATGGCTCTACCATCTAATGTGTTTGTAGTGATTTTATCACCTGTGATAGAATTTGTTTTAATATGCTGAGATTGGATTTCTCCAGCTTTAATTTTATCACCTGTTATAGCATTAACGGCGATTTTATTACCTGTAATCGCATTGGCGGCAATCTTATCAGTACTAATAGCTCCATCTTGGATTTTAGTTCCTACTACTGCTTTATCGCCAATATATTTAGCAACAATAACGCCATCATCGAATACTGTCTTTTTAGTTATATGGATAGCGTCAGATGGGATTTGTTCTACTGTAGACTCAGATACTTCTGCTGACATTTCACCTTCACCAAATATATCTGTATAACAAATTTTGATTTTATATGTTCCAGTAGAGCAATTAAATGTGAATACGTTTGATGTTACTGGATATGGTTCATTATTAACGTAAATAGTAGCTCCGTTGCAATCTTCTGGGATACTGTCAAAAGTAACCTTTAGACCTTCATAGAATTTTTCTATGATTATATTACGAGGAGCATTAGGTACTGGTTTATTGTACTGTAATGTTGCTGGTACTGACCAAGAGTTACCAATACCTTTATTATAAAGATATGCGGTACCGCTACGTGCTGTAGGGACAGCCGTAGAAGATAAGCCTGTAGTAATCTCTAATCTGTTTTGTAAACTTCCAACATTCGTGTCTAGTCTTAGTTCTGACCACTCATAATCATTTTGGTCATATTGTTTCCATGACCAATAAGCTCCACGCTTATCAAAAACTACGGTAAACTGGTATGCTCCATTTGGAGTATGGTTAGTTTCAGATATATAATAAGTTTTAGTTGGAGCTGTTTTCTCTTCTGAAATAGCATTGACAATATTTCGAGCTCTGATGCGGATAAGATATTTCTTACCTACCGCAAGACTCTGTATCATATACGAGTTAGTCTTAGTAGTATCGTAATGGCGTGTCCATTCTATCTTTTCAAATTGTTCAGTTGTGGTAGAAAAATCGCCAACTTTAACATCAATACCAACACCTGCATATTGTTTGATGCGGTCAGAGTTCCACTTGACTAATAGAGAAACACTACCTTGCTCGTTTTTTTCTTCAATGGTAATACCATATACTTGCTCAGGAAATGTGTCTGGATTATCTGCGGTAGCATTAAAGATACGTTCAACCTTTTTAATTTGTGTATCTAACTCTGAAGCTATGTCTTTGAGATATTTCTTTAGTAAGGAGATAAACTTACTACCATCACCTTGTATGGTAGATGGTAAGTTATTAGTAGCATTTTCTGCCATATTACCTCCTATAACAAACCAACAATAGCTTCTAGCATATCTTGCTCAACGTCCATATTAAATCCATGATTTGACATGGCTAATATAATTACTAATTGCCCAATAAGGTTATTAAAAGCGTTATTTGTGAATGGTAATTCATCAGTTTTTTGAGATAGTTGTGGCGGTCTTTTATAATACCTAACCTTTAACGGGATTTTACCGTAAACGATTGCTTTAGGTGGCTTAATAAGTACAGGAGCTTGATTTGTAGCCCTATACCAATCAGTTGGCAAATTATTGTTTTCTTGAGTAAATTCAATATCTGCAATCACCTCATAGTATCCTTTTTGGATAAGGACGTGCCACATAAAGTTAATGGCGTCATTCATATAAGCAATTAACTCTTTATCTTCGTAACCACTTTGAAGGTTGTCACTTAAACGGTCTCGTAGAGCCGCCTTATCCATTAGCTCCTGAACCGTCATTTTCTTTTACCTCCCCTGTGATAGATTTAATATCATATACCGTATAAGTTACTAATTGACGTTGTTGTAGAATCTTGTCAAACGGTATCTTATCAGATAAAGTTGTAACGTGAGGTCTACTAGCGAAATAGCGGATAATCATAGACCCTGTATAGTTTGGGTCCATGTGTTTAACTTTAATACCATCAGTATCTTGGATAAACACTACAGGAAATTGACCACATAAAGAAATAAAATCATCTGGTCTTACAGCTTTGTTATTACCAGTCAATGTCAATTCTTTGACAAGTTCTGGGTTATTATCCTGTGATAATTCATCGCTAAGTCGGTCGATAGCCACGTTTAAACTCATAATTAATTCTTCATCAGACAATGATAGTTTTTGCATATCACCTAAACGCTGACGCACTAGAATTAACAAATCGTTAGCTGTCATTATACCTCCTATACAAAGTATGGCATAGGTCTGTCGATAGGTCCGCTAGACTCATTCGCCACTAATTTTTGAATTTCGGCAGATATTAAACCTGCCACAGTATCTGACCCAAAATTCCCATTAAGTAAGCCAATAGAGTATCGAGTAAACATGTCAAACAGAACATATGGCAAATCAATCTCGTCTTCTATAGTCTCAATGGGGTCTATAATATATAGATACGTCATAACGACATCTTTATCAATTTTGATAGCGTCTTTAGTAAATTTGTATTTACCATCGTATGCTTCAAACTCTTTGAATCCACCAAAATCTTCTGGGAGTTTAGCTTTGCCATTTTTAGGTTTGAGCTTTATTTCTTTTGCAATCCAGTAAGATTTTGTATTGATTAATGCTAGGTTTACGTATCTCAATACTATGTTAAGAGAATCAATGATTTCTGGGTCACTATGTTTACGAGTAGCGTTTTCACCAAGTCCATAAAGGACAGATGTGACAACATCTCTTACTTCAATCATAAATACCTCTTAGTATTTCCTGTGGTAGTACGGAACTCTGGATTTTTCATAATCCATTTACGTATCCACATTTCATATTCTTTCTTATCAATACCTTGGCATTTTTGAGCCATGATTAATTCGAAGTCGCTGAAGAATCGGTGTCTAGGTATACGAGCAATAACTTTAGCTTGCCCACCACCCATATCACCTTCAAGCTCACTATTACGTTCTTCTCTGGCTTGTTCTAATACTTCTGTCTCGTCAAATGTATGCTGAATTGACCAAGTATCTTTATCTACTGTAACTTGTGAACTAATTAACATGAATACCTACCTTTAGAAACAAAAATAAGGGGGTAGAATTAACTACCCCCAAATGGTTTATTTTGTAATGCCGTACAAACGAGCGTTGGCAATTGGTGCAGTACATTCGAGAGTAGCTGTACCTGTGATTACGGACTCTTTGTAAGTACCTTTACGTTCCAAATCTTCATTATGGAATGGAATAAGGTAACCAAGTTTCCAGTATTGCAATTCAAGCAAATCAACAACATCGTTTTCGTACATACGATGAGCAACCAACTCAACAACACCGAAGTCAGTTTCGATAACGTCAACTACTTGAGTTAATTTCTTAGCTTCCATAGCTACGTTACGTTGAGAGTTAGCTGTGAATGTAGATGCTTTACGTTTATTCTTACCTGACATAACGGCAATGTCGATATTACCACCACGTCCCCATACTGCTTGCATAGCATCATTCAATGCTTCCATAGTGAACTCACCTTGAGAAGCAAGTTTACCAGCATCAATAGCATTGCAATATGTCAATTCCATTTTACCAGCAGTAACAGCGGCAGATGGTTTTACTGGTGTACCAGGAGTTGCCGCAGAATCTTCTGCTGTCAAATGCAATGTGAATGTATTAGCATCTTTAGGTTTAACGAAATATTGAGTGTTCGGGGAGAATTTAGCATCAAGTGCATTAGTACCTTTACCACGAACAATAACTTTATCACCAGTCACAAAACGGTGAGAGTTAAGTGTTACGACACCTTGTGCGTCCACAGTTACTTCAGAGAAGTTGTCCAAGAAGTAAGGGATACCACCAAAGCGACCAGGTGTAACTTCATCAAATGGAGTTTTTACTTTATTAGAAACAATCGCATACTCTAAGTCACGACCAATTTCTTTAGAAGCTTTCAACATTTGATAAGATTTTTCATCACGTACACCGTATTTCTTGATAGCTTGAGTGATATCAGATACTGTGTAACCGTGTTCGAATTGTTGAGTGAAGTTAGATTCACGTCTACGTGGAGTAGCTTGACGAGTATTGAAGTCATGTACTTCAAGTGTAGCGTTATCCATTGCAGGACGCAAGCTATCGCATAACCATGCGTGCTCTGTACTTGTTACGGTAAGTTTACCGAAACGAGAAGTTAAAAGTGTTTGGTCAGGGTCAATATTAGTGATGAAATCCAATATGTTAATCTTATGCTTTCACATAAGGTCAGACTATATTATCCTTATTCGGTTCTAGCGTATAGTCGTTGGGAGTTATCATGCATTCTAAGTTGTTTAAAATGAGAAAAACGATTTTGCTTTCTTTGTAGATTGAATTTGAAATCTGATTGTGCTAGTGATTTTAAATTAATCCTGAAGCTATAGATATCTTTTTTAGGTGCTTTCTGCGGTATTTCAGTTAATTTCTTAGTCTCAATACCAACTAATGAGAATACCTTTTTAATAGAAAGAGCCCATGCGAATGTTGTTCTATAACCACATTCAAAGTTCCAGTTACTTCCGTTTGTTCTTGCACTCATGTATCCGTCGCTATCCATGATACCCTCTAAGAATGCAAGTTGACATTCCTTTTCCCACTCAAATACATATGGTGGGACTATTTGTTTACAATAAGTATCTTCATATATATCTTTAAAATATATATTGCCTACTGTACACGAGTATACGATGTTATTTGCGGAAGTTCTTCGTTTTACTTCTTTAACTTTCACATCACGCTGTGTAACAATAGATAGAATCTTAGCTGTATATTCTACAAAATCCTTGTCTATTGCTTGTAATGTAAAAATATAATTATTATCACTTCGTTTTTCTATATGTCCGTCTCCAAAATAGAGACCTAATAGATATGCATAATTCTTCTCTGCTGATTGCCCATTTATCATATGAACATCTCCTTTATTTTCACACTTGGGTAAAAAGAGCTTTAGGGGTTTCCAGCATATGGCTAGATTTTACATGAACAATTTCATTTATTCATATCTTCAACCTTGCCCACCACGTTATAAGACTTTACAGCCATTTCCTTAGCCAATTAAATAGTTCCTCCTATTTAGAAAAGTAACCTAATTGTGCTATTAGCTGTGCCTGTTCGTCGTTAGATAAGCGACTTAGTTTAGAATAGTCAATTTGAGCCGTAGGATTACCTGGGGTCTGCGTTGAAGCACCAGCACTTTCTACGAAAGGAGGTTTCACAACAGGTTTCTGTGGCATAGCCGCATTTTTACGTTGAATGGTAGGCACATTATTAGCACCATAATATTCATTACGGACAGCACTCATATACGCATCAACAGTTTGCGTATCAAAGTTGTCCATAGCTTGTTTAATTTGCACTGCTTGTGCATATGGTAAGTTATTTAATTTTTCCAACGCCAAGTGGTTAATCTCTTGGAAGTGAGGGTCTTGGAAATACTTACTCATAGTTTGATTGAAATTATCAACCACACGAGCCCGTTCTGCCTCGGCTTGACGAGCAGAGAAAATTTCAGCTTTAACATTAGCAATACTATCTGCATAAGCCGCTTGATGGAGTGGGTTATACTCATCATATTCCTCGCCTAATGCATTTTGCACTTCTTTACGAGCGTATGCATCAAGTTGAGTGTAATAATCACGTTGAGTAATTTGTGGTTGTTCTGGAACATTAGGTGTATTTTGTGGATTTACTTGTTGTGGTTGTACTTGCGGTGCTTGGTTATACTGTAAGCTACGACGTTCTTCGGCTAATGCCTGCGTCTTGCGAGTGTAATCTTGGTTACGCATGTATCCATGCAGTAATTCGTCGAGTGTTACCTCTTGTTCCTGTCCGTTTACTTTAACAACAAAAGTTTCTGGTTCTTCAGATTGTCCTGGTTGGTCAGCTTCACCATCAGGGTTCTCGTCGCCTTCTGCATTGTCATCAGAGCCAAACGCACCTTCATTAAAGAATACTGGGTTGCCGTCTTCGTCAATACCAAAATCTGGAATATCGTCTTCGGCGTTGGAGTCCGTTACAGGTTGCTCCAAACCAGCATCTGTTGCATCACCTGCATCACCATCAGCAAATGTCTGCAAATCAAATTTGAACTTCAATTCGTC